TTTGGACGCCTTAAACAGCGCCGAAAAAAACCAAAAGAAAAACAGAAGTGCGGATAATATCACAGCTTGCACCCCCTTATACCACGCTAAAACGCTTGTAGGTGGTTTTACTGCTGCACTCTGCATATATATCCGGGTGCAGCGTCTTGAGTAGCTTACTATCTAACCGGACGTTCTGCACATCCTTATAAATAGCCTTTGCTGTGCCCTGCGCCATTTCCGGTGCGCCCTGCATCATGGCAATAATGTCCGCTTTGATACTTTCGTTCATTGCTTCAAGCTCTTCTAATAGCCGCTTGTTTTCGCGGTACTCGTTCACCTTTTCTTCAAACAACGTCATTTTTTAGCCCTCCAAAATTCCTTTATTCTTGAATAGCGTTCTAAGGCTGTGCTTTTCGTATTCTCTCCAATTTTCACCGATCGCAAGCGCTGAGTTTTGCGCCCAAAATGGGACGCCCGCCCGGTCAAGCTGGCCAAACAAAAAATGAATTGTTTTGTCTGCCTTGTTCAAAAACCCGATATCGTCCGGGTCTTTTTCCCTACAATAGGAGATCTCAGCCATCCAATATGCAAGAGATTCTAACAGGCCATATGCTTTTTTATTTGCCGCGTATGTCATTTTGTGCGCCCCCTCAGCTGTTTAAAATGGCAATCATAACCAGTGCGCCGGATATCATGCCACCGATGTACCAGAGGGCGGCCCACTGGGAAAAGTCAAGAGTAATCATTTTTAGACCTCCTTATAATACAAGCCGTTGGCGCGGCATATTTTGCGGATACGGTTGCAAGCCTGATACAGCGCGCGGGCTTGCACGTCAAGCCACGTTTCCCGGCTGTTAGGCTCATACGCTCCACCGTGCTTGCGCTTGAGTTCGGACGGGGTGCAGACACGGGCGGCAATATCGGCGTTATAACACAGAGAGCAACCGCCATTGCTGTACTGCTCCCAGCAGCTTGCACCGTTGAGCGCCCACCGCTCAAGCTCTGTACCGTCAAAGGGGAGCCGCTCCACGTCGTCTGCATACCACTTAATATCCTCCAGCAGGTCGAGAGCGTACAGTGTAACGGCCTTGTTCCATGCGCTGCGATCGTGGCGGGCGTTGAGTTCGGCGCGGATGGTATCTGCAAGTGCGGTGTAGTCGATGGTCTTTTTCATGGTTTTATCCTCCTGTTTTGCAACGGTATTTGGTAGGTGTAACGTATATTTACGTTGTGCTTATATTGTAACGTATATTTACGTTTTTGTCAAGTTGCACGTGCAACACAATAACGTATTTGTACGTTTTATTTTTTTGTCCGTTTGGGCGTGCCCTATCGGACACACTGCCCGCCCTCCAGCGCCCGCCGCCGTCTCGGTCTGCTCGGCGTGGCTTGTCTGGTATCGGGTGCAGAGCGGTGCAGCGTGTCCAGCGTCCGGGCGTGTGTGTGTCGGTGCGTGGAGTGGTCTGCCTTGCATTTGGCACGGTCTGCCCTGCTGCCCGTGATGTGCAGGCCGTCCGGGTGCGCTGTGGTGCTTGGGTCTCCACCGGCGGGGTATATGGGGAGAGCCGGGGGGTGGGGCGGTCGACACCTCTCGTAGAAAAAATTCAAAAAAGGCGTTTTCGGCGTTCCTCTTGTCAATACCCACCCCACCCTCACAAATCAAAACCCATCTGATTGTGCAAGTCTCCAAAAATTCCGAAAAAAACAAAAAGACCCCTTACGGAGCCATTGAATGTGTTATACTGGCAAAGGAAAGGTGGAATTAAAAATGCAAACGTTCAGTGGAATCATGCTGCTTGCTGGATTTATTCTAAGTGTGTGTTGTATCGTCAATGCACTTAGAGGAAAAGGGAACAGTAAGTTCTGGTACGGGTCTATCGCTTGTTATATTTGCTTTGGTATATTCTACGGAATCTATCAAAAAGATGGCAGAGACTTTGGAATCGGCTGTACGCTGGCCTTTGTAGCATACGGCGTAAAGATTATCTGGAATCTCCTGAAGTCGATTGTTAAGCACGAAAAGTATTCAGCGAAGAAAGACTTGATTGCTTTAGTTGTGTGCTTAGTGCTAGTTGTTGTTGGCATGAATCTTCCGTATGACAAGGAGCTGGAAGCAGAACGCGCGGCGGCTTCCGAAGAAAAAGTAGCATCTGAAGCCTTAGCTGCATCTATCAAAGCAGCGGAAGAAGCAAAATCTGCATCCGCAGAGCAGCAAGCTGAAAGTGAATCCGTATCTGAAAGCCAGTCTGAGCCAGAAGTTGAGAGCGAACCTCAGCCCGAGAGTGAACCTATCCATGTTGAAACGGAAGAAGAATACAAAGCATCTTGCGGAACCGTAGGCTACAAGGATTTATGCCGCTACCCGGAAAAGTACGCTGGAACAAGAATTGTAATCAAGGCAAAGGTACAGCAGATTATGGATGCTTCTCTTTTCAGCAGCGACAAGGCATGGCGTGTTCAGGATAACGAAGATGGGTATGATATGTACCTTGGAAACGAATACTATGCTGTTGATAAAAGGGAGAGCGGCTCTGTAAAGATTCTTCAAGACGACATTGTTACAATCTACGGAGAATTTACCGGGACAGCTGAAGTCACAAGAGCATTGACTAGCACTACTGATGAACTGCCCCGCATCGAAGTCAAGTACGCAGATCTTGTGGACGAATAAGGAGTGGACGTAAAGATGAAGAAGTTTGCTTCAGCAATTCTTGTTGCCGCTTTGATTTTTACCATGCCTATCAGTGCAATTGCTGCAAAAAAGCCTGATGAATGGTCTGGCCTTATTGAACTTGAGCAGACTAATGCAACACAGTATGAACCGTTAGGCATTAAGAATCATGGGTCTTATGCGTGGCGTGACGGTAGCACGATTTATATTTCTTATGCGCTTGAAATCGAGAATACGAACAAAAATCTTGCGGTCTGGTTTCCCCATATTGAAATCGCAGTTGTTGCAGAGGATGGCTCTGTGATTAAAACAGACGATGAATATCTGGACTGGGTTGCGGAAGATGATTCCTACTGGTATGCCGGATACTTCACATACGAGTATGACGGTACTATCCCTGCCGGTATCGAAATGGCTGTTTCGGCTCAGGACTATAACTATCAGCCGAGTGCAGGAAAAGAAGTTTTAAGAGCAGGTGAATTGGCTGTTACCAATACTTCAAAGCGTGGTAGTGGCTATGAGACAAGATTCACCGGAAAAGTGACTAACAACAGCGCATACAAGACAAATGCAAAGGTCATCGTTCTGTATAAGATGAAAGATGAGAGCGGAGAAGAAGTTCCCGTGTGCGGAGATATTGATTATGTCTTGGATATCCAACCGGGAGAGACGAAGAACTTTGAAATCCACCCCTATTCTGGGCTTTCCAATTATTCTTCGTGGGAAATCGTAGCAATTCAAATGTAACACAAAAAGCCAGCGGCTAGATTCTCTCTAACCACTGGCTTTTCTTATAGGCTATTTACTTCTTCAATGCGCTGGTCACGTTCGGCATCGGCATCCAACTGTTAACGTCACGCATGACAATCTTGCCGTTGTCGCACAGGTACGGTCTCAAATCGCCGTATTCGTCTGCTTCGTAGGAGAGATAGCCACACGCAACCTCTTTGCCGTTGCAAGCGATCACTCGCCCGTTGTAGGTTTCTCCAACGTCAGGCGTTCTCCAAAGCCGCTCCATGTTTTCCAGAGTGTCACTGATGTATTCGTCAAGGCTTTCGTACTTATCGCCGTTAATCATATTCGTCCTCCTTTCACATGGGCATCTGGGTCTGGCCGTTTGTGACCTGAACCAACATAACGGAGTTCGCGCACGGTCTCCACTTCTTGATGTACTCGACAGCTTCATCAAACCGCTTCTTTGGCACGTTGTTTCGACTGTTCACGTTGAACCAGTCCTGAATGTCTCGGTTGCATTCCATGAACAGCTTCTGAGAGACGCTACGGCTTTTGTAAGCCGGGCTGTCCATGCCGCCAAGAGCGTTGATAACTACTGTGTTCACGACACGCTTCAACACGCGCTGCTGATTGTAGTCGATGGTCATAGTGTTCTCAAGAGCGGAAATGCGCTGCTCCTGCTTCATGGTGCGCTGGTCAATCACAAGGATTGCTTGCAGTTCCTTAGAAAGCCCTGCGAACTGGTTGACGGACACGTTCTTCTCAAGATCAATCAGCTTCTGGCGAATCTCCATGCCCTCTGGTGTCCGCTGAATCATCGCAATGTGCTTTGCCATGTCCAGCTTGATGATGTGGTCGATTTGAACCTGTGGCATTTTACGCCCATCTTCACGGTGAACATTTTTGTTCTCCGTGAAATAGTCCGTGCCATCGACAAACCCGTATTCCACCATACGGGGAAACCAGATGTGATAAGGGGTCTTGATTTTGAGCTTTTCGTGCAGTTCTCGACCCAGCACAACCTTTTCGCCAGTGTCGGTGTCGTACACAGGGATAACATCTTCGGAGAAGATTCGGATGGTTTCGAGATTATTATTCATAGAAATTTGACCTTTCTATCTTGCGAGAGTAGGCCATCTCTGGTATAATAACCCAAAGAGGGTCTATACTCTCTGAGTGTTTCATAAGACGTTCGCTGTGGTCGCCAAACTTTAGCGAGCGTCTTATTCTTTTTCATCGGTCTCCGGGATGGGATGCACCTCAAAGAACGTGTCACGGATGGCTGCGGCCTGTGCGACCTTATGTTCGGTGCAATAGGCTTTCAGCCACTGGAACTGCCGTTCAGTCAGCGCAACAGTGAACGTGTGATTGTGCCGTTCGAGATAAGGACTGTACATAAACTCACCTCCCTTCATGTAAGTGCAACCAGTATATGCAATATGTTGTGGTTTGTCAATTACGCAAACGCTTAATGTAGTACTGGTATCTGTACAAAATCAAAAAGTTTGTAGATTTGCACAAAATTTAACTGTTGTTTTTGGCTGCTCCGGCTTCGTACCCTGCCCGGTAGTTCAGTTCGGACAGCTTGCCCAGAGCTTCTGCGTACTCCCTGTCCTCGCTGGTCGGCTCTTTGCCGCGTGCGAGGGTTTTCAGAAATTCTTCGGTTGTCGTGGGAAAGTTCATGTTTTTTTCTCCTAACTCTTGCGGAGAGCAGCCCTTTTTGGTATAATAGATTCCGAAAAGGGAGACTGCCCCCTTGGTGGTTGCAGTACCTTCTTTTTGTAACGGATAAGCTATCAGCTAAACTTTGGTAGGTGGGTGCTGATAGCTTATTTTTTTATGCGTTCTGCAACATTGAAGATTAGATCAATGCCCATTCTTACAACATCACTCTTGGTTCCATCCAGAGCGTTAGCGCAAAATGTGATTTTTTCGATATCCCCTTCGCTAAGTCTGAACGAAACCATACGCATAGATTCGTTTTTAGATGGCTCTGCTGCTTTCTGCAACTTCATCACCTCGCTTTGTTACTGGTGATAGTATATACCAGATATTGAACACTTGTCAATATGGAAATTTGAATAAAATATACTTTACAGATTCATAATTGCTCAAAAATAAAGCGTATACACGTTTTCATGTAAAATGATTAACGTTCTTATACTACTATACTCTGTATTTACAGAGTATAGTATATTTATATATACATGGAACGTAAATTTACGCTTGACGTATAAATACGTTTGTGGTATACTGAAACCAGCAAAAAGAAAGAGGGAGCAAAAAATGAGAGCCGCAGAAATTATTAAAGACATGGTTGTAAATTCTCATCCAAAAATAACTTACAAGGTTCTCGCAAAAAAACTTGGTTATAAAGCAGCAACGAGCGTCACGGATAGGTTGAATCGTGGAGAACTGAGCGCAGAAAAATTTGCACAATTTGCAGATGAACTTGGCTACGAAATTATCATTCGTCCCAAAACCATCAAAAAGGACAAAGAAGATTTTTACCGTTTGGAATACCCCAAAAGAGCAAAGGACGGCGATTCTGAATGAACGTAGCGTATGTTCGTGTATCTACTGTTGAACAGAATGAAGCACGACAGGTGGAAGCGTTGAAGCGGCATAATATTGACCGCTGGTTTATTGAGAAGGTCTCTGGCAAGAATATGGATAGACCGGAGTTGCAGAAGATGCTTAAATCGGTTCAGCCGGGCGATACCGTATTTATCCACGATTTCAGCCGCCTTGCTCGCAGCACGAAGGACTTGCTTGAAATGGTTGAAACGCTGCAAGCTAACGGCGTACATCTTGCAAGTGATAAAGAAAACCTAGATACGGGCACTCCCACCGGTAAACTGATGCTGACGATGATTGCAGCCATCAACGAATTTGAACGACAGAATATGCTCGATCGCCAGCAAGAGGGCATCGAAGTGGCACGGAAGAAAGGTGTATACAAAGGTCGCAAGCCCACCGAGTACGACCGCAACCTCTTTGATATTCTGCACGAACAGGTGGAAAAACGTCTGCTGACTGTCACCGATGCTGCCAAACAGCTTGGTGTGACCCGCCAGACATGGTATCGGATTGCTGAACAGAACAAGTGAAATTGTTCACAACCTAGAATAAAACAGAATGAGAAAGGAAAAGCGACATGAAACCCGTAAAATTGTCAGAACAGAGTTTGAAACTGATTGAAACGTTGTGCGATTACACCGACAAGCCCGATATCCTCAATGCCATCGCAGACGCCTTGTACTACGATGCGGACGAGCTGAAACGCAGGCTCAACCAGCTTGCAGAAGAAGTCAAATAAACTGAGCAACCCGTTTATTAAGATGGATTTTAGTAAATAATTTTTCCGAAACAGCATTATAAAACCGAATATTTGATTTTTGTGCAGTTGTAGGCACTCTTTACATTTTCAGGTAGGGGGTGCCTATTTTTTTATGCAGCCAAAACAGTGCATTGCCATCATCGACAGCATCAAAGCGTATTCGAAGCAGAATCCGACAGAAGCACAGGTCTATGAGGACTGGTTTCAGGCGGTAGTGAACCTGAGAGACGCTCTGCCACAGGACAAGCGGTTCGATGCATATAAATACTCTGGTGAACTACGCTCTGTCTGCGCATCCATGATGGGCAAGATGAAAACAGGCGAGGACGTGGCGAAGGTCTATGACATTATCAGCCGGACGTACCTGCTTGAAGCAAAGGATGTGTTTGACAGCTATTGCATCTACCTTGAATGGAATCGTGCGCCGGAAAAGAAGTTCTATCAGCCTAGACGCAGAGTGCTGAAAGTGCTGGCAGATGACCTAGAGGACTTGTTCTATAAGCGGATAGATTTCTTGGGGGTCAGTCTTCCGGCTCGCGTCGGAAAGGCTTTGAGTGATGATACACCGATTTTAACAAGAAGTGGGTGGAAGAATCACGGCGATTTGCAGGTTGGTGATGAAGTCATCAGCCCGAAAGGTCAGTTTGTAAAGGTGCTGGCAGTTTCGCCTAAGTGCCAGCTTAATGTGCGCTGCCATTTCTCTGACGGCACATACATTGACTGCCACGAAAACCACGAGTGGCCGGTCTTTAACCGACATAAGAACGGATTTGACGTGGTCGAAACCAAGCGGATGATGGAGGATTATGTTGCCGACACGAAGGACGGTATAAGATTCTGCTATCAGGTTCCGTTCAAAAACTTCGTTGAGGGAGAGTATAAGAAACTGCCCGTCGAGCCGTATACGTTGGGGGCTTGGCTTGGCGATGGTCGCAACCAACACCCGGACATTTGCGAACCGCCTTGTGATCGAGCGATTGTCGAGCGTGTCATTAACGATGGATACCCGGTTAGTTGGCATACGGTTCACAAGGACACTGGTGTTGAGTACTACGGATTCTCTGGTTTGCGGCAAGCACTTCAAAAGGGTGATATGTGCCATAGTCACCGCCGCTGCGTGAAGCATATCCCAGAAGAATACTTTACAGCCAGCATTGCACAGCGCATGGAATTGCTTGCTGGTCTGCTCGATACAGACGGTACGTTACGGGCAAAAGAGCATCGGTACGCTTTTTCTACCACAGAACCGCAAATGAGAGATGATTTTGTCACGCTGGTTTCTACCTTTGGATGGAGATGCAGCGTAGTTGAATATCCACCTCGTGTATCATCTAGTGGCATTAAAGGCAATCTGACAGTCTATTCCATCTCTTTTAATCCTACCTGCCCTATTCCCTGCGTTGTTCTTCGCAAGCAGTTAAAGGAGTTCTCCAAACCTCGCCGTGTGGCATTTTGCGGGTTTGAGCGCATCGAGCCGAAGCAGGGCAACTGCATTCAGGTTGAGGGTGGCGTATACTGCGCTGGTAAGCGGCTGATCCCCACCCATAATAGTACCCTGTGCATCTTTTTCATCACATGGTTGATGGGCAACCGCCCTGACGTTGCATCGGTTATGAGCGGACATTCTGACAAGCTGACCAACGGCTTCTACGGCGAAGTGCTGTCCATCATCACTGACCCTGTTACCTACAACTGGGGCAAAATCTTCCCTGACGTTCAGCTTGTGGACAAAAGCGCAAAGGACGAAAGCGTTGACCTGAATCGGAAGAAACGCTTCCCCACCCTGACTTGTCGTTCCATCGGCGGTACGTTGACTGGTGCTGTTGAAATCGGCGAGGGCGGCGTTCTGTACAGCGATGACTTGATTGAGGACTTGGAGGAAAGCCTGAACGTAGAGCGTCTGAACAACAAGTACGATGCCTATTTGAACCAGTTGAAAGACCGTAAGAAGCAAGGCGCATTGGAACTAATGGTCGGCACACGCTGGAACGTGCTTGACCCTCTGGGACGCATCCAGAACCAGTACGCAGATAATCCAAAGTACAGATTTCGTGTGATTCCCGCTGTGGACGAGAACGGACACAGCAACTTCAATTATGACTACGGCGTGGGATTTGATGATGCCTACTATGCCGACATGAAAGCCAGCATTGACGATGCAACATGGTGGGCAAAGTACATGGGCAAGCCTTATGTGCGTGAAGGTCTGCTGTTCCTTGCCGATGAACTGCGGTATTTCAACGGCGTTCTGCCTGATGGAGAGCCTGATCGCAAGCTCATGGTCATGGATATTGCATGGGGTGGCGGGGACTTTACCGCCTGTCCTATCGCCTATGTGTATGGCGATGCAGTGTTCATCCCTGACCTTGTGTTCAATAATGGCGATAAGACCGTGACCAGACCGGAAGTCGTGGGCAAAATCATCCAACACAAAATCAATGTGGTGCGCGGCGAAGCCAACAACGGCGGTGATGAATACTGTGACGTAGTGGACAGCCAGCTCCGGCAGCAGGGCTATCACTGCTCTGTTCGTAGCCAGCGTGCGCCCAGCGGTCAAAGCAAGCTGTCCAGAATTATCCAGTATGCGCCAGACATCAAACGGTTCTATTTCCTTGACGAGAAGCACCAGTCGAAAGAGTACAAGGCGTTCATGGAGCAGGTGACGATGTTTACGCAACTTGGTAAAGTTCCGCACGATGATGCGCCGGATAGTCTGGCACAGCTTGCCGATGAATTGTACAACGGAATCAGTAAAATTGAGCCTGTCAAGAGGCCTTTTTGATTAAAAACACAATATATTGTGTTCGCTGGGTCTATTTATTTGATTTTACCACTTGACAACGCTTATAATGTACACAGGAAGTTTTGCAGCTTCCTCTGAAGTTTTGCAGCTTCCCTTAAAGGAATAGCTTACACGCGGGGTTTTGTCATTTTACTCGCGTGCGCGTCAACAAGCATATTCCTCCTTTCACCGGTGGAGGTTTTCTCACTCTTTCGCCTTCACCGGGCTTTATATGTTGCGTTTCCAATTGCAAGGGGAATGCCAGCCTGTCTCCCCCACGGCTGGCAAGCAACGGTTCGATTCCGTTACGCAGCACAACTAACTACCTAGCTTTGCATGGCTTTATTCTCCAAAACCTCCACCGCTATTCCCGGCTCTCAATGTAATGTTTAGGCATGACATTGCAAAGAGCAGCGGTTAACCAATCAAGCCGGGTTCCTATGTTGCATTAGCTCAGTCAGGCTAGAGCATCCGGCTCATAACCGGACATACATTGGTTCAAATCCATTATGCAGCACCAAAATTGCAGCCGATCTGTTTACGTCTGTCTGACAACTGAATGTAAAGGCTGCAATGGTTTTCTTCGGGCGAAGAATAGCACGGCTGGAAGTGCGAATAGTTTCCCAGTAGCTTCTGACAGGCCTGTGCTCAACAGCCTGTTTCCAGAAATCCAACGAAAGGAGCACAGATGGTAGCAAAAGTTAGGTGTAAGCATCCTCACAAGGATGCAAACGGCAATCCGTGTGATTGCGGACGTTATCTTGGCGAAGTGGAAGGAAAGTTTTCCCTTCTGTGCCCCCTTTGCCATTGGATTACAATTGGAGATTCCAATCTTCCAAAAGAAACGTGGGTCTCCGTGCCGAAGTTCAAGAACTGAATAGCTTTTGAAGCGCAGTTGTAAGCGCAGTGAGATAGACCTTAACAGGTTTGTCTTGCTGCGCTTTTTATTTTGCCGGAAAGGAGGAACGCATGGCTGAGTATCAGATAGTTGTTGACGGCTTTTTGAATAATCCGCTGACCGGACGCAGACCGATTGAAACGCCGGAGACGGAAATCAATCGGGAGAACGTGCTGAAAGTGGTCATGGGCAAGGCAGAGCCTATCCATCTGCTGAACAAGAACGAGATTCGCTTTCTGCACAACTACTACTTGGGCAGCCAGCCTGTCCTCCAACGCACGAAGGAATACCACGCTGAAATCACAAACCGCATTGTAGAGAACCACGCCAACGAGTGTGTGGGCTTCTACACAGGCTATATGAGCGGCACGCCGTGCTCTTATGTGCGGTCTGAAACGGCAACAGGTGACGGTGAGGAAATCGCCCGACTGTCCAACGCTTTGCAGTATGAGGGCAAGGACGCGCTTGATCGGCGGCTCTGGCAGTGGATGTTGGAGTGCGGGCAGGGATACCGCATTGTCCTTCCTGATAAGGGGTACAACGGCAACTACCCGGACGAAACACCTCTGTTGGTGGATGTTCCTGACCCGGACATGGCGTATGTGATTTACAACTCCGGTATCGGGCATAAACCGATTGCTAACGTGCTGCACATCCCACGCAATTATCAAAATGACCTGAACGACCTGATTTGCGTGTACACGCCAAACCAGTACTTTGAAATCGACAACGGAAAGGTCACAAAATCGGAGAATCATTCTCTTGGAATGCTGCCAATGGTCGAATACAAGCTCAACCCGGAGCGCATGGGTCTGTTTGAACCGGCTATCCCTGTTCTGGATGCTATCAACGACCTTGAAAGCAACCGGCTGGACGGTGTGGCGCAGTTCATCCAGTCCATCATGGTGTTTACCAACTGCCTTGTGGACGAAGATGCGCTGAACAAGGTCAAGGAACTTGGCGCAATGTGTCTGAAGTCCACCGCTGGTCTGCCTGCTTCTGTCTCACAGATTGCAAACGAGCTTGACCAGCAGCAGAGTCAGACCCTGCTTGATTCCATGTTGAACGTGTACCGCAGCCTGACTGCCATGCCTAGCGCCACTGGTAGCGAGAACGCAACGTCCGACAACGTGGGCGCAGTCATCGTCCGCAACGGCTGGAATCACACCGAAGCAAGGGCGCAGCAGTACGAGAATATGTTCAAGTACGCTGAACGCCAAAGCCTGTCTGTGATGCTCAAAATTTTGCGTGACACGGCTGGTTCTAAGCTGATGGCAAGTGACATCAATATCAAGCTGCCACGCCGTCAGTACGATAATCAGCAAAGCAAGGTTCAGATTTTTTCACAGATGCTTAGTCAGAGCATTGACCCGCAGCTGGCGTTCACTACGCCCGGTCTGTTCCCTGACCCGCAGGCTGCTTACGAAATGAGCAAGCCCTTCCTGATTGCCGCTGGCAAGCTGGGCAAGAATGGCAAAGCTCCGAAACCGCAAGAACAGCCGACTGACCATATTGCCGACACCGGCAAAATGGTTGGCAAACAAGCCGAGATAAAAAACGGAGAAAAAAATGGTGAAACAGGCTCTTCATACTGACGATGAGATTTCCAATGTGATGCTTCTTCTCTCAAAAATGAGAGAAAAGTGTGCCGATGATGGCGAGTATACAAAAGAAAAAAAGCACAAAGCTATCGATTGGGCTCTGTATGGACTTGGCAATATTCCGGTAACCGACTAAAAATCACCCCGAATTTTCGGGCTGATATATTCCGGCAGGGAAGCCGGGATACAAATTTCGCAGCGTTGCAGGGAAGCAACGGTAAAAAAACGCAGGAGGAAATTAACGATATGAAACTCAATGTGTTGCTTGGTGATGCCTATAAAGAGGGCATGACCGCCGATGAAATCATTTCTGCGCTGGAAAAGGTTGCAGACCCTAACGCAGAGGTGGAGAAGCTGCGCAACGCCGTGACGAAAGCAAACGGCGAAGCTGCCGAGTACAAGAAGCAGCTCAAGGCAAAGCGTACTGATGACGAGAACGCCGCACAGGAACAGGCTGACAAGCTGGCAGAGATGCAGAAGCAGATTGAAGCCCTGACCGCCGACAAGGAAAACCTCGTCAAGGAAAAGACCCTTGCATCCTACCGTGAGAAGTTCGTTGCACAGGGTTATGACGCTGAACTGGCTGGCAAGGCTGCATCTGCACTGGCTGACGGCGACATGGACAAGGTGTTTAAGTTCCAGTCAGAATTTATGACCGCCCATGACACCGCATACAAGGCTTCTCTGCTGAAGGATATGCCCACACCTCCGGGTGCGGATGGCAATGGTAACAGTGCAGATAGCGCAGGTGTTGCTTTTGCTAAACGCTTCGCACAGGAGCGTGCAGACGCAAACAAGGCATCAAGTGACGCAATGACTGCTTTCCATTAAGGAGGAAAACATGAAGTACATCAATACTCCGGTATCGGCTCCTGAAAGCACTATTCTGGCTGCTGATACTTACGTTGCCATTCCCTTTACCGTCAAGGAAACCAATGCCGTTCCGGCTGGTTATCCCATGGCAAAGACTGGTCTGAAAGCTGCTGCCACTACTGGCACTAGCGCTGCTGACGCAGCTACCGATGCCATTGGCATTCTGCTGCACACCGTTGACCCCGCCGTCAACCCCAATGGCGCACTGCTTATTCAGGGCGTTATTGATGTGGACAAGGCAAAGCTGTCCGGCTTTACCTATTCTGCAAACGATATTGCCGCTCTGAAAAAGGCTGTTCCTGCCGTTTTCTGCCGTACTGATGTTGGCGCAAAGAGCGAGTAAGGAGGACTAAATTATGGCACTGAATCTGAATGAAATCTTCTCCCCCGCTGCGATTGCCGCCTACTGGACGAACGACCCGACCAATGCGCAGCCCTATGCTTCTGATGCTCTGTTCCCTGCCCGTAAGAAAGTCAGCATGGAACTGAAGTGGCTGCGTGGCCACAAGGGCGTTGGCGTTTCGCTGAAACCTAGCGTGTTTGACACTAAGGCTACGTTCCGTACTCGTCAGGGCATCAAAATGACCGAGACTAGTATGCCGTTCTTCCGTGAGGGCACTCACATTGACGAGGAAGACCGCCGCAAGATTATCTCTGTTCTGGCTACCAATCAGGAGTTTGCGGCAGACGTTATCAATCGTGTCTACGATGATACCGCACAGCTTATTACCGGTGCTCGCATTGTGCCTGAGCGAATGGTGTGGCAGCTTCTGGCTCCTAAGACTGGCAAGCCCGGCATCTCTATCGAATCCAACGGCGTGAGTTACGTCTACGATTATGACCCGGACGGCACTTGGCAGCAGTCCAATTACAAGGCTCTGACCACTAAGGAGAAGTGGGACGCTCCCACCACCGCAACCCCCATCGCTACGATGAAGAATGCCGCAAACACCGTGCTGGCAAACACCGGTGAGATTATCACCGAAGCCTACATGAACACCAACACCTTCAACAAGATGATTGCTGCGGATGAAATCAAGAACCGTTTTCTGACGGTTATGAAGACCACCACCGCTGTGCTGGTTGATTCCGAAGCGCGTTCCGTTGTCGAAACCGCATCCGGCATCCGCATCCATCTGTATGACAAGATGTTCAAGCCGGAGGAGACCGCTGCTGCTGAGAGGTATCTGCCTGATGGATATGTCGTGCTGGCTCCTTCTGGCTCTCTGGGCAATATGTACTATGTTGCCACTCCTGAGGAAGCCGACCTGATGGCTGGCATCTCCAACGCACAGGTTTCCGTTGTGAACACTGGCGTTGCTGTTACCACCGAGCAGACCGTGCATCCTGTCAACACCAACATCTACGTCTCTGAAATTGTCCTGCCGTCCTTTGAACGCATGGACGCTGTGTACTGCATCAAGGCTTACTAAGGCGAAAGGAGGAAAGCGGCATGGGAGACCAGTATTCTGAAGCGGCAGTCAAGCTAGGGCAGTACATTGCTCCTGCACTTGACCGTGAAGTCACGGACGAGGACTACCCACTCTTCGACCTGCTGCTTGATTTCGCCAAAGACAAGATATTTGCACAGGGCTACCCTTTCGGCAACAGGCCGGACGAGCTGCCCTCGCAGTATCAGTCGTTGCAGATACGCATTGCAGCGGAACTGTACAACCACATCGGCGCAAACGGACAGACGAGCTATACCAACAACGGCATTACTCGTGTGTGGGAAAGCTCCGATGTGGCACAGTCCCTGCTGAACGAAGTGGTTCCGAGAGTAGGTGTTATCGGCTAATGTTCAATGGTAGCCCACTGGATAAACGCCCACTGTGGTACTCAAACCCGGTTGGCGAGAAAACTCCTGTCGTGGACGAGTGGGGCAACGAAACCGGCGAAACATCGCAGACGTGGAGTGACCCCGCAAAGCTGATGTTGAACGTCAGCCCGCCTACTGGTTCTGCAGAAGCAAGCCCTTTCGGCGCGTTCACGGATTATAGCTACGTTGTCAGTTCGTCCAGCAAAAAGCACAACACACCGCTTTATGAAGGTACGCACGTCTGGTTTCAGACAGATGTTTCAAAGCCCTTCAATTACATTGTGGTCAAGGTCGCAGAGCATATCACGGACACGTTGTATGCGCTGAAAGAGGTGGCTGCAAGTGAAAATTAAAGTGAGGTTGAGCGATGCCGGACTTCGTGATGCGGAACGTCAGATACAGGAGTACAAGACCACCCTGAATCAAAAAGCACAGGAGCTTGCGAGGGCGTTGGCTGACAAGGGACTTGATGTTGCGAAAGTTCGATTTGCTAATGCCGAATATGCTGGTAGCAACGATGTTTCTTGTCATGTTGAGCAAAATGGCAACACCTGCACCATCATTGCCGAAGGAAAAGCAGTTGCCTTTATCGAGTTCGGTACTGGCGCACATCATAACGGATATGGTGGACAACTTCCGCCCGGTGTCGGTGCGCATGGCTCTTACGGCAAAGGGCAAGGCGCAAACCGCAGATGGTACTACTACGGCGATCCCGGCAATGCTGGCACGTCCGTCAAACAGGTGGATGGCAAAGGTCAGTTGAACTACACCAGCGGAAACGAACCAGCTATGGCTATGTGGGGAGCTGTTGAGGAAATGGCTTCTCAAGTCGAAGCGACGTGGAGGGAGGTTTGGAATAGTTGATTGATTATTTTAACTCTATCTTCACGGCTGTTGCTAAGGAACTGCGAAAGCAAGTGCCCGGCATTTTCGTCACTGGTGAAATCAATGACAGCAACGTCAAGAAGTTTCCGTGTGTGCAGATAGAGGAAAACAGCAATCTCCCGGTTCATCGGGATTCTGCAAGCCGAAGCAAGTATGCTGCCGTTTCCCTGCGTGTGCGTGTCTATTCCAACAAAACCAGCGGACGCATTGCAGAAGCCCGCTCCATTGTGGACATCGTGGATTCTGTATTAGAACCGCTTAATCTTTATCGAAAATCGTTTGCCCCGTTGAATGGGCTGTACAACAATTCCGTCTATCGGATTGATTGCAGCTATGGGGCAACAATCGGAGAGGACGGAATGATTTACCGAAATTAAGGAGGTAAACATTCTATGAGTACTGCTATCTCCGGTCTGAATACCACCCTGTATTGTGGCGACAGCGCAACCGCCCTGACAAAGCTGTGCGACATCAAGGATGTGCCCGACCTGATCTCTGAGCCGAACCTTCTGGATGCAACCACTCTGTCTGACCCTATGCAGGTCAACATCTTCGGCATCATTCAGAGCGACACCAAGTCTTTCACCGCCAACTACAACAAGACTGACTACAAGAAAGTCAAGGAAGCTGGCTACGATGAGACTTCCGAGAGCAACACCGTGAAGTATTACGCCCTGAAGATGCAGGACGGCTCCGGCTTCACTTGGCAGGGTATGCATCAGGTTGGTCTGTCCGGCTTTGGCGTGGACGAGGTTGTGGAAATGACCATCAACTGCATCTTCACCAAGAAGCCTGAGTTCAGCGAGACCCTGACTGTCAACGGCGGCTAAACCGCAAAAAATCAAATCAATCAAACCGGGCAGAACTGAACATCGGATTTGGTTCTGCCCCTATTTATAAAGGAGAGCATTTATTATGGCTGCTAAGGTTATCAACTTTTATTCCCCCGATGGCAAGAACACTTACGAGCTGACTTTCACCCGTGACAGCGTGGAAGCCACCGAACGCGCAGGCTTTCAGATTGGCCAGTATACCCAGATGACCAATCTGCTGTCCAACTCCCGCGCCCTGTTCTACGGCGCGTTTATCGCCCGGAATCGTGGCATCAAGCGTAAAGTCGTGGACGAAATGTTTGCCCACATCGACGAGAAGGAAGAGCTGATGGCTGCGCTTCTTGAGATGTTCATGGACGCTTCTAAGTCTCTGCTGGCAACTGATACCGAGGACAAGACCGCAAAAAACGCAACGTGGGAGATTGTGTAACCGCACAATCTCAGGAACCAGACGGAGAGGGAGAATCGTTCTCCTTCTCCAAGCTGTTCCACGATGTAGAAGCCTATTACATCTCCATCGGTATGACCTACGAGCAGTTTTGGCACGGCGATGTCTGGCTGGCTAAGGTATACCGTGACGCAGAGGAGCTACGAGAACGCAGAGCCAATGCAGAAGCATGGAGAAACGGTTTTTACATGGCATCCGCGCTTTCCTCTACGGTTGGCAATATGTTCCGAAAGAAAGGGTCTAAACCCATCAGGTACATGGATAGACCGATTCCCCTTACTCAAAAGGAGAAGGAAGAGTATGAATACCAACGTGCTGCAGAAGCACAGGAGCGCATTAAGCGCATGATGTTCTCCATGATGGAAAAGGATGGTGGTAGTGATGGCTGATGTTGATATTACAAGCTTATCCGTAGAAATCTCTGCGGAATCGCAGGGCGCAGAGCTTAATATCGACAAGCTCGCTACCGCCATTTCTAATTTGCGGACAAAGGGCAACGTGACAAAGGTTGTGAACAGCCTTGATAAGCTGTCCGCTTCTATTTCTGCGCTGAAACAGGCATCTGTTGGCCTGTCTGGGCTGGACAACATCACGAATTTTCTGAATGGCATCGGCAATGCAAACTTTTCCGGCAGTGTGAAAAGCATCAACAGCGTTGTCAACGCCATCAAGAAAATCCCTGCTACCGTGTCCGGCTTGAATGGCGTGGACTTCTACTCCATGTCCGGCAGCATTACTGAACTGACAAACGCAATGGCTCCCCTATCCATTCTGGACGCTTCCGGGCTGAAGGCGATCGGCAGCGCGGTCAACGCCATCGGGAAAATCCCTGACCTGTCCGAAAAGCTGAAAGCAGCTGACCTCGATGCTTTCTCGGATTCCTGCAATAAAATCTCTACTGCTCTCGCTCCCCTTGCTTCGCAGCTTGACAAGGTTGGCAACGCCTTTGCAAAGCTGCCGTCGCAATTGAGCAAAGTGGTCACACAGGCAAACCGTGTGACGGCTGCCAACGAACGGCAGAAAAAAAGTTATCTCAGCCTGTCTAATCAGATGAACGGTTTTATGCGAAACATGGCAAAGCTAGTTTCGCTGAAAGCTATTGCTGAGTATCTTGGCAAAGCTGTTGCGAAGTTTAATGACTTTTACGAAGCGACAGACCTGTTTCATAATGCCATGGGCAATTTGAGCGGTGAAGCAGATACGCTCATTAGCAAGATGCAAGGTTTGCTTGGTGTCGATCCGACCAAAGCGATGACCTACATGGCTACTATTCAGAGCCTTGGTACTTCGTTTGGTTTGGCTAGCGACAAGGCTTACGTTCTTTCTAAGAATTTGACCCAGCTTGCCTATGATGAAGGCTCTTATTGGAACAAGGATGTTGCCGAAACCTTTACCGCAATGTCCTCTGCTATCTCTGGCGAGATTGAGCCTATTCGCCGTCTTGGCGTTGATTTGTCTCAGGCGCGGTTACAGCAGGAACTTCTTGCTTTGGGCTTTAACAAGCAAGTCTCTAGCCTGTCTCAGGCAGATAAAGCAATTCTGCGTTATATCGCCATTATGAAGCAGACTGCCAATGTGCAGGGCAATCTTGCGCAGACAATTCAAAGCCCCGCCAACCAGATTAAGATTCTGAAAGCGCAGTTGGATATGCTGGCGAAATCTGTTGGCTCTCTGCTCTACCCTGCCATGAAATCCATTCTTCCCCCGCTGATTGCTGCCGTCCAACTTATCCGAGAATTTGTCCAGTGGGTGGCAAAGTTGATGGGTGTAAAGGTCGTGTTTACTGATTTCACCAAGAGCGCTGATAGCGTTGGTGGCATTGGTGACGCAATGGATAACACAGCCGATTCGACAAAGAAAGCCGCCAAAGCCCTCAAGGACTACACGATGGGGTTTGATGAGCTGAACATCATTGACCCCACACAGGGAAGCTCCGGCTCTGGCAGTGGTGCATCTGCTGGCAACATCTTGGGCGATGTAGACCTGTCCGGCTACGATATGTTCAAGCAGTACAACGAAGAGTTTGCAAAGCAGATTGATGCTATCAAGCAGAAAATCAAGGATATGCTACCGATTATTGGTGCTATCACCGCCGCACTTGCGTTGTGGAAAATTGTTGATTTTCTGACGGACATTGCGACAGCAATTTCCAAGATGACAGAATTGCAAAAGTTGGCTCTTTCAATTGCAACGGTTGTTGTCGAAGCATCGTTAGTATTCAGTTTTGCAAAAGGCTACGCATCTAGTGGAAATCCTCTTGAGCTTTTAGGCGAAGTGGTGTCTGCTGCGTTTGGTTCTTTTGTTCTTTGGCGCACAATGGGCGCAGATGGCATTACGCTTGGCATGGGCATCGCTTTTGTGGCAAGCCTTGCAGGTCTTACTTATGCGCTTGGCACTGGCGAAGCAAATCTTGGCGATGCAAGCACATGGATTCAATCCGCTTTAACTACTGCTTTTGGTTCCATTGCGGGCATCACGTTGCTCACTAATCTTGGCGTAGCCACTGGTACAGCCGCAACGCTTTCTATCGGTCTTGCAGGTCTTATTACCTTTGCTGGAATCACATTCTCTCTTGGCGAAAAGCTGAAAGAATTTCCGGTTCTTAATACCATCATTGCTGCTTTGATGGGAATTTTTGGTGGCGTTGCTGGTGCTGGCGTTGCATTGCTTGTTGGTGCAAGCCTTCCTGTTGCTGGAGCCGTTGCCGCTGCTGGTGTCGGTATTGGCCTTGTTCTTCACTGGGCTGGTATCAAATGGGGCACTAAAGAGAGCGGCGAAAAAACAGATGCTGCCGCAGAAGCCGACATTAAAATGCATCATGTCGAAAATGTTTTTGAGCAGCGCATTGAAGCCATCAAGCAAATTATCGTTACCAAGTGGAATGCGGCCATTGATTTTATGACTTCTCTTCCCGGAAAGGTTGGAGATATCATAAATAGCATTGGCGAGTGGTTCAGCTCTCTTCCTGAAAAAATCGGCCATGCCCTTGGCTTTGCCGTCGGCAAAATCGGGGAGTGGGTTGGAAACATGGTCGTTACTGTAACAACCGAAGTTCCCAAAATCGTTTCGTCTGTTGTTAAGTTTTTTGAAGAACTGCCGGGAAATATTTGGACTGCAATCTTAAAGACTCTTGATACTATTTCCGAATGGCGAAAGAGAATGGTGGCTTTTGTTGTTGTTGAAATTCCCAAAATCATTTCGTCTATTGTCAGTGAGTTCAAAAAACTTCCTGGCGAATTGAGAAAACTCGGCAAATTCATTTGGGACGGTCTAATCAACGGCCTAAAAGACGCATGGAGTACCGTTACAAATGGCATCAAGAGTTTCACTGATGGTTTTGTCAACGGTTTCAAGGACGCTCTCGGCATTCACTCCCCTTCTACTGTATTTGCGGAGATTGGCGGTTACATCGTTCAAGGTCTTGCAAACGGCATCAATGCTGCGTCTCCCTATGTTGAACAAGCTATGACCAATCTTGCAAACGCTGTTCAGCAGAAGGGCAACGAGATGATTGACTATGGCGCAGACGTTGCAAATGGCTTTGTTGATAACATGGTCAATACGTTTGACGCAAAGTGGAATGAAATCGACAACGGTCTCAAGAGCGACTTCATTGGCACGATTAAGGGCATGATTGATGCGGTCAAGAAAGGCGATATCCAAACCGTCGCCGAAAACACAGCAGCCATCATTTGGAAGGCAATGGGGGAAGAGAACCGAAAACAGGTCAAGTCTTACGCTTCTGACTTGGTTTCCAATCTCACCAGTGCTCTTAAGACCGTTGGTTCCAAAGTGTTTTCTTCTGCAAAACTCGTCGGAAACAACATCTTAGCTGGGATTACTTCAAAATTTGGAGAAATTTCCACGCAGGTTGTAGGTCTCGGCAGCAAGATTTCAACGTCTTTTTCCGCTTTGATCGGGCCGATCTCAGCATCCGGCAGGGCAATCAGTATTGGCCTTTCTTCTGGCGTTTTGAGCCAGTTCCCGTCTATCATCGCTGGCATTGCCGGGCTTATCGGTCAAATTGGAGCTGCATTTATGGGCATCTTGCAGACGATCGGCAGCGTTTTGACCTCTCTTGGCATTCCAACCGGCGTCATCATGATTGCTGGCGGCGTTGCAATTGCAGCCGCCATCGCAGGAATTGTCGGAACGCTTGTTGGAAAGTACGGAACAAGCTCCCGCCCGTCTGTGAATGACAACTACTCGAGCTACCCTGGTACGAGCGATTACGATTCTGCTAACGGCTCTACCACATCTGTTGGGAGCTACTACCCGGCTTCTTCCGCTAGTGGAACGAGCTCCGCAGAACTTCGTAGTGCCGTCCACGATGGGTGTTATAACGCATTCCTTGACATCTTCCAGCGGTACGGAGACGAGCTTACCGGAGGGAAAGAGCTCAAGATTTACCTTGATGGCAAGCAAATCACTGCGTCCGTTGAGAAACGGCAGTCTGAGCGTGGGTTCCAGATTATGGGAAACGAAGTTTACAGCTACTAAGGAGGTTTACGTTTTATGCAATCTCTCGTCACAGTAAATGGCAGAGAGCTGCCTGAGCCTTCCTCCTACGACGCTACAACAAGCACTATAGTCGATTCTGGACGAAACGTACAAGGCAAAGTCGTTGGGTCTGTGGTGCGGCACGATGTTGCGAAGATTTCCCTAAAATGGAATTATCTTACCGCAAGACAGTGGGCGGACGTCATCGGGCCGTTCACCACAAACTTTTACTGCACTGTTCGGTTTTATAACCAAGCAACTGCAAGCTACACGACAAGGCAAATGTATGTTTCCGATAGAACCGCCGGAATGTGGAGGCGTTCCCCGTCCAACGGAAACGTTATGGGATGGGTCGGGACATCCCTTAGCCTGGTTGAAGTTTAAGAGAGGTGATTATTTATGGGCTTTCTGCCTTCCGACAAGTGGCTTGAACAATACGACAAGACACTTGTTCCGGAGATGTTTGTTCGCATCACTTACCACGTCTCTGACGATAAGGCCCAAGCAGACGCCATTGCCAGCTCTTCCAACCAGGCTTTATTCAGCAACACGTTGTCTGTCACAGACCTGGATTCTGCTTCTTTGGCCAATTATGCCACCGGAGAACCTAATTTGTGGGTCCTTGACGGGAGCAAACTTTTGGTCCCAGGTTCAGAGCCATACGAGAACGCTGGGTATTTAAGTATGGATTGTGTTTCTGACACAAACCATCCAATTATCACTTTCTCTTTTAGCAAACTTCACTCTGAAAAAATTCCAGGGGTTACAATCATATGGTCGTCTGCTTTAAATGAATTTGCAAAATCTTTTAGGTTGGCGGCTTATAGCGGAAAGGAGCTCGTTGCGTCAAAACAAATTGACGATAACCAGTCGGTTGAATCCTCTGTAGATTTTGAGATTTCTGGGTATGATTCAATTACCCTTGAAATTTTGGAATGGTGCATCCAAGGCCGTAGAGCTAGAGTAGAACAAGTTGAATTCGGCCAACGTATTCAATTTAACAAAGCAGACTTGCTCTCCTATACGCACGAATCGAAACGCGACCCGGTTTCCGGTCAGCTTTCCAAGGATTCCGTTTCGTTTTCCGTCGATAATTCCAAGCAGCGTTGGAACCCGGTAAACCCGGGAGGTCTTTACCAATATCTCTACGAACGTCAAGAGGTTTTTGTTCAGTATGGCATGGACATGGGAAATTCAATCGAATGGATTGATGGAGGGAAGTTCTTTCTTTCCGGATGGACAATCCCAGCAAATGGCATAACAGCATCGTTTGACGCCAGGGATGCTCTGTCATTCCTCCAGGATTCTATTTATACCGGGCACACAAGCGGAACGCTTTACCAGATGTGCTTTGATGCATTGGAACTTCTGGATGTTTCCGGGATATCTTACGAAATTTCGGAAGAATTAAAGAACTATTCTTCCGACATTTCCTCCGATGCTTCCTCTTATAAAAACGCAGACGTTCTTCAGCTTGCTGCAAACGCAGCCGGGATGGCTCTTTACCAATCCAGAGATGGGGTCATTCACATTGAACGTGTTCCTCTTGTTCCAGTCACGAGGTCTGGTATTGAGGAAATATCGCTCTTGAATAGCTTTAAATACCCAGAAATAACGTTTTCGACAAAAATAAAAAACGTATCGTGTAAGGTTGGCGGCGAATCCGTTTTTTATCCAGCCGGAGCTAGTGGGAACGGAGCGACCCAAAGCATCAATAATCCGCTTGTATCGAAATCTGTATCTTCTAGCGCAAAAAATGCGTTGACCGAAACATACGCACTTCTTTCTAACAGAAGAAAGGTAAACCTGGAATTTCGTGCAAGCCCTCATATTGATGCGTTGTCTTTTGTTAGAGCAAACCATCAGTTTGGATATGCATCGAACGTTCTCGTTACGGATGCCAAGTATACCTTTAACGGATGTTTTAAAGGTACGATGGAAGGATATATGGTGGAAAGTGCGAGTGCCCTTAGACTTGATAAGGACTCCGTTTTTGTGGCTCCTGGAGAGACCGTTCGTTTAACCGCAACGCTTGTCCCTTCCTCAGAGGATTCCCCAGCAATCGGATGGGAAGCATCTCCTCCCGACGTTGTTTCCATTTTCGTCGTTTCCAACAAAGGCGGCGTTTCTGTTTGCGACATTTCTTTTGTTTCCAGTGGAGATGCCGTAGTCACAGCCTTCGTGTCTTCCGTATCTGCAAAGTGTACCGTTATCAGTCAGGCTCCGTCTTTGTCGGATATGCCGGAAGGATCGTCTGTTTACATTCAAGAAAGTGGTGCGGATGTAGAGTTTGTTGTCGCAAAACATGGGTATGAGCCTGGCTTAAATGGTCCGGGGAGAACACTTCTTATCAGGAAAGAACCTCTTGCTGAAACAGTGTGGAACCAGACGCACGTCAATACATACGACGGAAGCTCCATCGACAGGCTGTTGAAGGGAGATTACGCAAACAGATTTAGCGACACCGTCAAGTCCGCAATGGGGCTTACCTCTTTCTATTACACGGTAGGCGGTAGCACTACGGAAATCAGAACGCTTTCTCGCAGTGTTTTTCTCCCGTCTATTTATGAGATGTTTGACCCGGAAGACAAAAACGCAGATGTTTATGTAAATGGCAGTAACCCGTTTTTCAAAAAAGAAGGTTCTGTACTACCAAAGCAAACCCGAAATGCTTTTGTTCAGTCTTATGATGATTCCGTCAATCGTCTTATCTGCAGATGGTCACGCTCCCCTGCATGGCGAGATTATTCCGGGAATCCCATTCAAGGCCAGCTTGTTGGAACATACAGTCTCGGAACAAATAATGGAGGCAAGACGTTTTTCTATTCAGAATCGTATAACGCGTGGAGTTCCAATAAATTCAGCCCTGTTTTTACGCTTCCGTCTACGACTAAAGTCGGTAACGATAAAAAGATTTTGCTTTAAGGAGGGACTATGGCGATTTGGATTACAGACAGAACCCAAGACGATGTTGACCGCCTAAAGTTCATTTATGGTAAAGCCGTGAACGGGACCTGGACGGATGAGGAAAAAGCGGAGTGGCTTTCCGGTATGAAAGGGGCTCTTGACTACAGAGATTTTTCGAGAATAGAAACCGGCATATCCGAGCTCGCTTCACTTCTCGGTGCGGACGTAGATGTCAAGACGGACTGGGACATAAACGGGTATCTTACCACGTCAGATGCTACTAGGTGGCTGTCAAATGTTGAATCCATCCGCTCAAAAAACTCGGGGGATGCCAAAACTGCGCCGACACCTACGTCTATGGATAGGCTTGGATTCGAGACAATGAACCAACTTGAAAGCATTTTGTCAGACATAGAATCAATCGCCAAAACTTATGTTACTTTTTCTGGCGAATACATGACTGGGGAGGGTCAATATGGTTTTTGAAGACCGCATCTCAAAATATCCTGGCAGATGGACAATGGTCCGTGAAGATGGCTCGTCCGAAGTCGTTACGCTTGTTAGAAATGACGAACCGATAAAGCAAGGAACACCCATCAACGCTGAAACATTAAATGAATTGAGCACGGTTGCTGGCGCAATCAACGCAAAAGAAGAAGCTGTTTCTGCTGCAAATTCCGCTGCGGAAGAACGTGCAAAAGCAGAACAGGCTGCAAAAAATGCCGCAAAAGATGTTTCTGCAATTGTAAAAGCGGACTCTAAAAATGCAGCTTTGTCTGCTGCTGCTGCCAAGACAAGCGAAACCAATTCAAAGAGTTCGGAATCTCAGTCTGCTACTTATTTGCAGGGCACAAAAGAATACTTTGAGCAGGTCCGCACCATCACCATCGGAGCACAGGGATGGTATGCCACACCAGAGGCGTTAAAGGCTGCGGTCCCGGTAGGCGAAAACGGCTGGTGGGCTGTCGTTGGCACTACAGACACCATCTGGACGTGGGACAACGATACAAAATCGTGGAAAGACAGCATTCAAAAAGCCGATCTTTCCGACTACTACACCAAAGCCCAGGCCGACGCCAAGTTCGGCACGCCGTACACCTTGCCGCCCGCTACGGCAGACCAGCTGGGCGGCGTCAAGGTGGGCGACTATCTGGACATTGCCCCGGACGGCACCCTGAGCGGCAAGACGCTGTATGACACCATCGCGGCCAGTGTGGCGGTAAAGTCGGAGGCGCGGCTGGTGTGGAGCGAAAAAACAACGATTGGGAGGAGAAAAACTGAGACAATTAACGTTCAGGACGGTGTAGATTACGTTAACCTCCGCATAAACGAAACTGATTTTAATCTTACCCCTGGTATGACATATGAAACTGGCAGTTTTGGCGCGGGAAGTCTCAAGGTCACAGTATTATTTTCGGCCGACAAAAAACGTCTTGAATGTACCCTTACCAATACGCTGAATACTGTATCGGTTGTATTCACCGGCTACCACTACCCCACCTTGGCAGAGCTGCTGACCGAGACGCAGTCCGCGCAGGCGGACACGGACGCTATGGCGGTAGATCAGGAGTACCGCCTGACCCTGCTGGAGCTGGGACTGACCGATGACACCACCACTGATACAAGAACCACATAAGGAGGTAAAAACTATGTTGTATCGTACCTGTAAACGCCTGATCGAGCGCGGACAGACCGCTGGTCTTGCGGACAAGCTGGACGTTTTCTACGCCATTGGCCGCATCACCGAGGCCGAGTATAAGGAGCTGATCGAGCTGCTGGCCCAGCAGGAGGCCGTCCATGGCGCTTAATGCCTACTCTTGGACATTGGGGGGTGATCGCAATAAACAACACATTTTTGACCGCACTTTTTAACTTTTTGAGCCGTTTCTTTGCCGCTTTGGCGGAAGAACAGGTAGAACAGGAGGACACAATGGCATCTGTGACTGAGGTGACCGAGTGGACGGGAGCACCGCCCTACCGCTACATCGACGTAAGCCGGTATCAGGGCAACATTACACTGGAGGGCTGGAAGAAGGTCAAGGCCGCTGGCTATCAGGGCGTCATGCTCAAGACCGTCAGCACAAACCGCAGGCTCTCCAAGCGAGCAGACGGCCTGTACATCGACCCGACCTTTGAAGCAAACTACCGCAACGCAAAGGCGGCAGGTCTGGCGGTGGGCGTGTATTACTACACCTACGCCACCAGCAAGGCAATGGCCGATGCAGAGCTTTCCCTGCTGGCTGACGCCCTGCGTGGCAAGACGCTGGAAATGCCTGTGGCAGTGGACGTGGAGGACAACAAATTCAGGGTTCTTGGCAAGCAGGCGCTGACCGACCTGACAGCCTACGCCCTGAAAAAGGTGGAAGACATGGGCTTTTATGCCCAGCTCTATACCTACACCAGCTTTGCTAAGACGCGCCTGTATATGGGCGGTGCTGCCCTCAGCCCCTACGACGTGTGGCTGGCCGACTACACGGGAAAGACACCTGCCGTGACCTTTGCCTACAACACTCACCAGCACACCAGTAAGGGCAGCGTACCTGGCATTTCCGGTCACGTTGACCTCAATGTGACCACACGCAACTACCCGAAGATCATTTGCAAGAAGGGCCTGACCCGTCTCCGGGAGGGCAAATGACCGAAAAAGAAGCTCTACTGTGGGTGCTGGGCATCCTGGGCAGCCTGTGCGCTGCGGTCATCACCATCGACAAGGTGCTGGACATCATCCACAAGTACGTCAAAAATGCACAGGCCCCCGACGATGCGCAGAACAAGCGCATTGACACCATTGAAAAGCGACTGGCTGCGGTAGAAACTGTTTCCACGCAGCACGCCGCGGCCCTTAGACGCGATTTGACGCGCTTTGACGGCATTGATGAAGAAATGCGTCTCGTCCTTGTTGGCGTGCAGAATCTTTTGGATGCACAACTTTCCGGCAACAACCGCGAAGGTATGCAAAAAAGCAAATCCGATATTAACAACTACCTGCTGAAAGGAGTAACAAATCATGGAAGCAATGCTTAACTTTATCCCCACCCCCGTCGCAATCGTTCTCATCATCGTCGGCTTTGTGGCTTTGGCTGTCGGCGCTATCCGCATGGGCTATAAGCAGCTGGTCAAAGATCTGGCCTATGACCTCGTGTGCAAGGCCGAGGACAGCATCATGGGCAGCGGTCAGGGCGCGAAGAAAAAGAAGCAGGTCTTTGACGCGCTGCGTGCGGCCTGCCCTGCATGGCTGAAGCCTATCATCACGGATGAAGTGCTTGACGCGGTGATTGAAAAGGCCGTAAGCCTGATGAAAAAGGCACTGGCAGAAAAGAAGCCTACCATCAACAAGGAGTAAAGCATGATCGAGCTAAGCGTATCTCTCGCATCCAATGGCGTCGTCAAAGTGCCGGACTATGAGCAGCTGGTGCGCTTTGGCTACACCAAGAACCGGGGCGTGTACCGCCTTGCAGTCACCGCTTCCGGCGAGTGGAAAGGCCTGACTATCCGGGCTTTCTGGCACGTCCCGAACGGCAAAGACCCGACGTCCTCGCTGGTGGTGGACGGCTATGTGGCCGTGCCTGCCAGCGTGACCGCACAGCCCGGCAGCGGGTGCGTCACCTTTGAGGGCAGTGACGGCACCCGCACGGTGACCAGTGCGGACCTGCGCTACCGTGTGGCGGCCAACAGCGGCACCGACGACGGCAGCCTGCCGGAGCCGGGCACCCCTGCATGGCAGCAGCTGGTGAATGCCGTACACACCGATGCCACCGCCGCAGAGCAGGCCAAGACCGACGCACAGACCGCAGCGCAGCAAGCTGGGGCATCTGCCAAAGCCGCACAGACCGCCGCCAGTGAAGCAGCCACCAGTGCGGGCAATGCAGCCCAGAGCGCTCAGAAAGCCGCTGACAGCTTACAGGAGCTGAAGGACGGCATTGCCGCTGGTGACTTCAAAGGCGAGAAGGGTGACAAGGGCGACACTGGCCCCATCGGCCCGCAGGGTGAGCGTGGCCCTCAAGGCCCCACAGGCGCTACCGGAGCCACTGGCCCGCAGGGTGAAACTGGCCCTCGTGGTGAACAAGGGCCGCGGGGCATTCAGGGCGAGCGCGGCCCGCAGGGTGCGCAGGGGCCGCAGGGCGAAAAAGGTGACACTGGGCCACAGGGGCCTAAAGGCGACCCCGGCCCGGCAGGTGCAGACGGCAAAGATGCCCCACAAATTGATGACACCACCGTGACCGACTCTGCCCCATGGAGCAGCAAGCACATCGTGGATATGCTCTGCCCGCCGCTGGACGAGACCGGCAACCCCGTGACGTGCTACCCGGTAGCGGGGTATCCGCTGGGGGTGGTGGCCAGCTGGGAGCCCACGCAGGCGGGGACAGGGGAGCCCAGCCCGGACAACATCCGGCCTATTTCCGGGCGGGATAACGTGAAAGTGCAGCGTAGCGGCGAGAACCTGCTGAATATCACGCCGTTTGCCAAGGTTACTAACAAAGGTGTGATATTTGAATACATCGCAGATGGTGGAATCCACATCGAGGGAACACCCACGGCATCAGCGGATAGTCCTACGTTCCCGGTGCCGATTCTCGCGCCTGGGAAATACTACGGCGTGAATATGGGGCCAGAAATTGCCGCAAGCATCGTGGTCACCCGGGATGGGAAGCGCTTTTGGATGAATGCGAAAGCCGGCTTTGAAATCCTGGCCGGTGATGTAACGCACTACTGGTATATGATCGTTACTAAGGGCGCTACGGTAGATAAAATGGTGTATCCGTACATTGTCCCCGGCTCCACCCCGCCCACCACCTACACCCCCTACCGTGGCGACACGCTGGCCCTGGCGCTGCCGTCTACTGTCTACGGCGGTACGGTGGATGCGGTGACTGGAGAGGGGGCGGAAACGTGGAAACTGGTTACGCTGGATGGGACGGAGGCGTGGGGCATTAATGTTATGTATTTGTACCTCGATGCAAAGCTTCCCAGTAACAATAATCAGCAACGGTACGGATTGTGTAGCCATTTTGTGTATCGATATGGCTATGCCGGCGATGATGTCTTTGTCGATGCCGGCGGCATTTGGCTGGGCAAAGCGATGTCGGATAAATACACGGTCGATTCCTGGAAATCCTATCTTGCTGCCCAGTATGCCGCAGGAACCCCGGTGCAAATCGCCTACAAGCTGGCAACTCCAACGCCTTTCACCGCAACCGGCGCACAGCCTATCTCTTCTCTGAGCGGCGTGAACACCATCATGACCGACGCGGACAGCGTGATGGTGACCGGAAGAGCAGACCCCATCAAGCGCATCACTGACCTTGAGGATGCTGTCGCGTCCATGACAACGACATAAGGAGGTACATACATATGGCAATTAAAAGCAAAGCCCGACACGACTTGACACTGCGCTCCGTCAAGCGGGAAATTGCAGCAGGACGCGATGTTGCGTTCTGGCTGGATAAAGCATATATGCACTACGACAACGGACTGCTGACCGCAGACGACATCGCAGAGGTGGAAACTCTGGCAAAGTCGTACTATGACGCTCTGGACGCGGAGGACAAGGCGAACGCTGAGGAAGTTACACTGTAAGGAGGATATCATGGCAAGCACTACATACCGCCATCTCGGTGAAGTCACCGGGATGTTCGCCGCACAAGAACAATTTCGTGACATCACGAAAATGGTGACAAAACGTCACCATTTTACCGTGCTTGGCAATATGGTGCGCAACGCCGGACAGCTGCCGCAGCCTTTCTGGCTCGGTGCTGCCTGTGGCGGCGGCTCGTGTAGTGCTGCCCGCTGCGCTGCAAGGACTTGACCGACAGCAGATGACCGTCGCTATCAAAAGCGCACCGCTTGGGAGGGTTGACCGTAAGATAGCCTTACTGCGGTACGTTGAGCGGCTTCCACTGCCGGACATTGCAGCACAGACGCATTACAGCCGGACGGCGATAGGCTACCGGCTGAAAAGCATTGACAAAATTTTGGATGTGTGATATACTAGTTACGCAAGAGGATGGATAGCGCATACACATCCATCAGCAAATGTATGCAAAAGACCAGCGGAATAACGTTTACCCACTGGTCTTTTTGTTTTACACGATTTGTGGTATAATATACCCAATAGAACCCGTCGAGCCTCTTAACAATGCGTATCATGGCGGGTCATTCAAGAGCTAACTCCGTGCTTAACGGAGAATTAAAAAAGCAGTCGCCAGATTCGGCGCTGAACAGTCTCCCACCCGCCTCCTTGCAGTGCGTACCATGTGGGAGACGCAGAAACCCCCGGTGTTCCGTTTGGAGCATCGGGGGATTTTTTACTTTTTCTTCAATTCCTCAAGCCTGCTGGAAAGTTCTTCTTCCCATCCTTCATGTTCTTTAAGGTACGGGGCGTAGATCAGTTCTTCGGCCTCTTTGCGGGCCGCAACGGCTTCTTCGATTGTGTCATAGCTGCCGAGATGATATTGCTTGCGTTGGAAGTTGATATATGCACGCCATCGGCCGTGGTTGTCTTTACACACGCCATTTGCGCCAGAAGTGGAATTTTTATTGATATGGCCTCCGACCGCCCTTGTGCGAATAGACATAAGGGAAGAACCATCCGCGTAAACTGTACTGTGAATTGCCCCGGTTTTCTCTCCAATGTCCCTGTTGCAATCTGCGCAATGCTGGATTCGAGAAAGCCTTGTGATCTTTACGGCGGTTTCCTTCCCACATTTCGGGCAAATAGCACGGCACAGAAAGCAGCCTGACCTCTTTTCGGGCAAAACTTCCAATACTTTCCATCCGTTAATAATCTGTCCTTCTTTTTTCTTCGCCTTTCGTAAAGCCGTCTCCGTCATGGCTGGCTTTTGCCCTCGATTCGCGCAAGACAGACAGCTTCGGCTTTTGCCAAGACGCAGGGAGCTGTCATACACGTCTTTTACCACTCCGCACTCACACTGGCATGTGTAGTAGTGCGGCTTTTCAGACGGCGCAAGCACCGTCCACTTTCCAAAATGCTTTCCAGTCAAATCTTCTGCCATAACATTCTCCTCAGATCAGCCCATAGTGCTCGGCCAGCAGGAAGCGGACGTATTCCGGGCAGTCGCGCTCGCCCAAACACCACCCCTGCACCGTGCGGCGCGGGATGCCCGCACCCTTTGCAAAGGCGGTCTGGCTGATGCCGGATGCCACCACCATCTCCCGCACGCTCATGCGGGAGACGTCCCAGAGATGGGACAGGCTGGCGGTCTCGGCGTCCAGATCGGCGCAGCCATCGGAATCGTCCGGGATGCTGAGGGTGACGTTACCGAGAAAAACTTCTTTCGGCTGCTTGGCAGCCATGCCAAAAAGTTCTGCTTTGCTATACATGGTTGACTTCCTTTCCTTCGCATGATAATATGTTCGTGTACCTCCATGGTACGTCTTTCACAAAAGCCCCGTCAAGTGTTCGCTGCACTTGACGGGGCTTTTTTATTTAGCACATTTGACCGAGGAGCTTAATTTCAAAGTCATCCGGGGTCATGCTGTTGCAGTATTCAAGCGCAAGATGGTTGCGTAGGAACTGCTCTGCCTGCTCGGCATTTGCGCCTACCTGACGGTGCTCCTCGCTTGCAAACTTTTTGCAGGACACGCTGAAAGCAAAAACGTGGTCATTGTTTTTAGGATCCTTGAACGCTTTTTCTGCGATTGCAGCATCGCTTTCGTCAAAAAGACTAAACGCGGTAAGCGCGTCCTTCACTTCGTTATACGCGATCATGCGGCGGGCTATCAGGCTCTGCGCTTTCTTGACACGTTCCGGGTCGCCACATCCCAGCAGATAAGAGTAGTGGTCATTCAACTTGTTCTCCAGATACTCAAAAGCAGCCTCCATGCGTTCAACTTCAAAATTCGTCATAATAAAAACCTCCATGTTGTTGTGTGTTGGTGTCTTTCACTGTCTTTATTATACGCTCATTGAGCGCAAAATACAAGCCTATTTGTAAAATTTTGTGCTCAATGAGCACTTTTTTTCTTTTGGCAAAATAGAGCATTTTTGTCCTTCGTTGTACCTTCGTTGTCTTTCGTTTTCTGCCGGTACGGTACACTGGGTGCAATAGGAGGGATGAACCATGAGCTATTATCCGACACCCGGAGCACCCTATGTTCCACAGCAGCCTATCAATCCTTATGGCGGTATGGGCACGGTAGGGCTTGCCGCTCCCCTGCCAAACACGCAAGTACAGCAGATGCAGCAGCAGCGTCCGCAGCCGATGAATGGGCAGCAGCCCGTTCAGCAGTCGGTGCAGGACGGCGGCTGGCTGCTTGGTAGACCTGTTTCCAGCAGGGAGGAATTTTTGGCAATACCGTCTGACCTGTACGGCAGACCTACCTACTGTCCAGACCTGCGGAGTGGCGTGATCTACTGCAAGCGGCTGAACCCGGACACCTGTGAATCCTATGTGCAGGAGTTTTACAGCCCGGAAGCGTGGCGGCAGATACAGGCGCAACAGGCACAGCAGACCGCTGCACCGACACAGCAATATGTGCCTATTGAGCAGTACAACGCCCTTGTACATCGGCTGGATGAACTGGAAAAGTGGCAGAAGAGCTTTTCAAAGCCCGCTGCCGCTGCGAAGAAAGGAGAATAACAATGTCCTCTCCGTTTGATGTGATTACGCACAGCCCCATCATGCAGCTTGCAAATCTGGCTCGTGCCGGGCAGAACCCGATGGGGCTTATCCAGCAGTTAAGCGGGCAAAACGCGCCTATCATGCAGGGCTTGAACCTGATTCAGGGCAAGAACGAAGCACAGCTCAGGACAATGGCGCAGAACCTCGCCAAAGAGCGCGGCATCGACCTGAACCAGCTGGCAAGCGTCCTGAACCTGACGCTGCCCCGGTAAAGCATCCCTCTAAGCGAAACGCTTCTCAGTTTTGCGGACTTGACAAAAACCGCTTTTGTTTGGCTTCGCCCATCGCACACGGCGGTGGGATGGCATAACGCAAAACTGAAAGGAGTTTTGTTATGGACGATTTTGCAACTGGCTATCTGGCTGGGCAGGACGGCGGTAATAACAACGGCGGCGGTTTCTTCGGTAACGAAGGGCTGTGGGCGGTTATTATCCTCGCTATCATTTTTGGCTGGGGCACAAACGGTTACGGTCGAAACGGTGGTGACAACGGCATGAACAGCTACATCCCCTATCTGGTGGGCACCGGCGCAACCGGTCAGGGCGGTGCAGACACCCGCGCGGCTTTGTCTGAGGGCTTCTACCAGCAGGACACTTCCCGTTCTTTGGCTGGCATCCAGAGCGGTATTTGCTCTCTGGGCTATGACCAGCTCGCACAGATGAACAACCTCAACGCTACCGTTGCGGGCGGCTTTGCTGGTACTAATCAAGCGATCTGTCAGCTCGGCTACCAGAACGCACAGCTCGTGAACGGTCTGGAACGCAGCGTGTCCAACGGCGACAACGCCATCAGCCTTGCTATCATGCAGGAGGGCAACGCACGGCAGGCGGGTCAGACCGCTATCCAGACGCAGCTTGCATCTTGCTGCTGCGAGAACAAGCAGCTCATCGGCGACCTGAAGTACACCATTGCACAGCAGGACTGCGCTACCCGTCAGGCTATCGCAGACAACGCCCGTGCCATCGTGGACAACTGCAATTCCAACTTCCGCAGCATGATAGACTACTTCACGCAGGATAAGATTGCCACTTTGACCGCTGAGAACCAGAGCCTGAAGTTCGCCGCTTCTCAGGATCGTCAGAATGCGCTTCTGACCACCGTGATGTCCCAGCAGACCGATACCATCCTGAACCGGGTCAATCCTCGTCCGATTCCCGCTTATCAGGTGGCAAACCCCAACGTGGGCGTGAACTGCTGCGGCTGCTGCTAACCTACACACTCCCCGATAACACCGGGTGAACCATCGGGGCAGGGGTAAGACACCTCTGCCCCTGATTTTTTAGGAGGAAACTACTATGGCTTGCAAAACAAGCTGCAAACTCTGCCCGCACTTGGTCATCAGTCAGGCGGTCACGTTCGCCAACGACACGCTGACCATCAACATCCCTGCCGGCGCATACCAGAACGGAGAGAAGTATTGTATTGTGGTTGCTCAGAGCTTGCCGGACACGACCACCATCAACGCCCCTGTGGTCATTACCATAGGTGCAGGCACGACCGCATACCCTCTGACCGACTGCAACTGCGCTCAGGCAACTGCCGAGAGCATCCACACCCGCACCCGCTACGCTACCCGTGTGGCAACGTCTGCCACCGGCACCGGCACGTTCAAGTATCTTGGCTGCTTCTGCCGCTCCCACGCTGGTGCGCCTGCGTCCATTTCTTGAGGAGGTATAGATTATGGGCAAGACTACTTTTCGCCGCATGATGATGCTCCGTGACCACGACAAAGACCGTGAGCCGGAACGTGACCGCCTTGAGGAAGAGCGTGACCGCAGGGAGCGTGAGCTGGAACGCCGTCTGCGTAAGCTGGAAGACGGCAACGGCCGCTATCCTTACTATCCGCAGGAGGAAAGCCGCTACATCGACCCCTACCCTATCCCCCGCTACCCTGACGTTGAGTATGGGCGCAAGATGCCGCAAATTGGCTTCTCGCAGAGCGAAGACTGGGACAAGCGGTCTGGGCAGTATGAGCATGGCGGTGCGGACAGCCGTTCCATCAAGATGCCACGCAAGCACCTCACCCACGATGAAGCGGAGGAATGGTGCGACAGCATGGTGAATGCTGACGGCACGAAGGGCTGTCACTGGACGCTGGAACAGACACAGGACGTTGCCAAACAGCGCAATATCACCTGTGACCCGAACGATTTCTGGGCTGTGATGAACATGATGTACTCAGATTATTGTCAGGTCGCAAAACGCCAGTCTGTTGACACTCCGGGCTTCTACGCTGACATGGCAAAGGCGTTCCTTGAGGACGCAGATGCCGCAGATGGCAAGGCATATCTCTACTGGGATTGCATTGCTGATAAGTAAAACAGAACCCCTGTGTAGTCGTTAAAAACTACACAGGGGGATTTTTCTATACGTTAAATCTCAGCTTTTATCGGATGACGCGACGTTTTGCCGCATTGAATTCAAGCACCATCTTCTTGTACTCTGCATAGCAATCTGGACAAAGGTCGCCTGTATCTTTCCTCCAGCCCCATCCATGAAGCAGAACTCTATTTGTGTCGTCTATATGAACAGCGAACCCGCAACGGTCGCATTCTGTTTGCATATATCTACCATTCGCTTTTTTCATTACGAACCCTCCTAAATCTTAGCTTTTATCGGCTGAGTAATTCTTTAATATACAGCGTTTCAAATTTACACAGGATTTCTTTTATTCCCAAAGCGTTGATTTTGACCTCATGTCAAACAAATCTTGCGGGGTAATTACAAGGCTCTTGTCGAGTTCTACCACACTGATAATGGAAAACTTGCCGGGGACCTCTCGCTCGATTCTTGCTTTTGCTTCTTCCTTGCTGTTTGCAAACAAGACGAACGGAGCTTGAAAGTGTCTGCATTTTTCGTCATCATCGTACTGGATTTTGACCCAATAAAAGTTTTCGCCCCCTACTTGTTTCGGTGTTAAGTATTTTTTGACACTTGAGACATCGTAAGTGCAATACCCGATACACTGCGAGTTTCCGTATTTTTCCATAAAGTTGTCATTCCCAATACGAGTTGCCAAAACCATGTGAACGTCTTTCCAACCAACACGGTCATCATTGACCGGTTTATCGTCCATAACAATATCATCAGGGTCTATCACTTTCTTGCCAACCGCCAAATTCCAATTATTTGCAATATAATGTGTCATCTGATACCAGTTGTCAAATGTTTTTACTTCTTTCATGGCATCTTCCAAAGAACCACGATGAGGTCTATAAACAATCATACGTTAATCTTCCAAGAAATCCTCTTGATTCAGAACTTGATTTACAATTCGTTCTGTACATTCTTTGATAACAGTAGATGCGGGGATATGATCTTCATAAGCTATGTTTTCATATTGTGCTCCTGCATATTCAAAGAACCTTTTGGAAAGTGTTTCTGCATCCGCACGGCACAACGGCTTTAATTCGTATTGCAACGGAAATCTTCTTGTAAGCGCAGGGTCAATCCTATCAAATCTGTTTGTCGTTCCGATAATGATAACATTGTTCGGCAATCTATCCATTTCTTGCATAATCGCAATAACCACACGGTTCATTTCCCCAACGTCATCTTTTTGCCCACGAGCCATTCCGACCGCATCTATTTCATCAAAACAAAGAACGCAAGGAACGGTTCTCACATAATCAAAAATTCTTGCAAGGTTAGATTGTGTTTGCCCTAAGTGCGAATCAACTAGATTTGAAAATTGAATCCTCAAAAACGGAAGTTTTGCTTTATGTGCGATATACCTAGCCAGCATGGTTTTTCCACATCCACTTTGCCCATAAAGCATCAATGCAGGCAAATAAGGGATGCCCATTTCATTCAATTTTTCAGAGGCTCGATAAATGGCAACAATTTTCTGCGTTATATTTTTTTCTTCGTTCCTAAGAAGGAATCTTGCTTCTGGAAATTCTTCTGTATCCTCTGCAATCAAAAGATGCTGTAAGTTATATGGCAATTCAATAAATTCTCTTTTGCTTTCCAACTTGCGAAGCATATTTTCTTTGAACTGCTCATCTTTTTTGGATGATATAGAATCCAAAATGATTTTAACGGCTTTTTGCGCGTTTCGCATATCGCCATCGCAAACAAAACGAATGAGGCATCGTTCACTATCATTCATCTAATAAATCCCCCAACTCAGCTCTTTTTATCCAATACGAACTTTACAAGTTCTTCAATTTCTTCCAAATTGATGATTATTTCATACCATCCTGCTGAATGCCCTTTATCGTAAGCGTACTCCCAAATTTTTGCTGCTTTCTTTTCTGAAATCCCAAAACCGACTTCTTCTTGAATCGTCTTATAAATCTCTGCGTAGATTTCATCCCTGCGCTTCATTTTTTCTTGATTTAGTCGCTTAACTTCATTGTCGTAATCATCGTTATTCTTTTTTGCTTGCTCTTTGTTCCACTTCACCGACTTATCTTCATCAAACACAAAATTTGATGGAACTCGCTTAAAACCATAAGGCTTGCATCCCATATTTGCCATTGCTTCATATTTCTGCCCAATATCAATCCACACGTCATTCATCTAAGAAATCCTCCAATTCAATCTTTCCGTCTGCCGCCGCAGCCGCTAGAGCGTACACATACTGTCCGATGGTCATTCCGTGCCGTCTGGCTTCACGGTTGATGTACTTGCGCTCTTCCTCGCTCATAAGGATTGTAATGCGTTTTGAGCGCTTGCCGTCACCGCTTGCAACGCCCTGATGCGATTCCGGCATCGGGATTTTTTTCTTTGTCAAACCGGCTTCTACTAGTGCGCCGGGTACATTGCCTTGTTCGATAAGACGTTGAACTTCCTTCGCCTGTTTCATATTCTTCGGCTTACTTTCGCTTGCTACGGCATTGTTCGGCTGTGTTTTGCTGTCTTTGACTTGCTTCGGCTTAATACTGCTTAATTCCGCTTCACTCGGCTGTGTATGGCTGTCTGTTGCATCACTAGGCTTAACTTGCTCCTGTTCGGCATTATTCGGCTTTGTTTGGCTTACTTCTTCTTCCTTTGGCTCACTTCGGCTTAATGTCTGTTCCGAAAAAACAGGCTGGAAGTCAAACCCGCCCAACAAGCCGGATGTTTTTTTGCTGGTTGATTTCATTCATCTTCCTCCGTTTGGACGTGTAAGCCTAAATTTTTTTCATCCCTAAGCACTTTATGACGATATGTTTCAAATTCTTCAATGTCCCTTCTTCTCATATAATCGCTCCAACGTCCAAAAGCACTTACAATAGTATCAAGGCTTTCCATTTTTATCCCCCTCTACAATCTTCTTTGCCAGCTCTTTGAAGTCCTCTGCGCTGGTACTTTTTGCCGTGTCGCCGCTAAACAGGCTGTGCCGCTCTGCCTGCGCCTTGCGAACGCCCATAGACGGTCTAATTTTCACGTCCAACAGCTTTGTTCCCATGCTCTGTGCAATCACCGGAAGCTGCTCAACAACCTCTTTGGACAGGTTCTCGCGGCTCTTGTATTGGTTCAAAAGCAGACCTTCAATCTTCAATGTCGGGTTGAAGTATCTGCGAACATCGCCAATGGTCTGCGAAAGCTGGCTTAAGCCAGCAAGCGCGTATCGGTCTGCTGTAATGGGAACAATGATGCTGTTGGCGGCGATCAGAGCGTTCACAAGTGCAAGACCAAGCTGCGGGGGAGTGTCCAGCACAATGTAATCGTACCGCTCAGATACGCTTTCAAGGGCTTCTCGCAGCCGGAAGTTCTTGCCAATGTCCCGAACAAGCTGCTCGTCAATGTCCTTCAATGCATTGTCTGACGGCAGAATGTCACCAGCTTCGCAGTGCTGGATTCCTTCCTCTACCGTACCCTGCTGGGTCATTACATCGAACAAAGTACACACATCCTCTGTCTGTGCACCGTATGTGTCCGTTGCGTTGCACTGGGCATCGCAGTCCACCAGTAACACCTTCTTGCCAAGCAACTGCAACGCACCAGCCAGACAGGTGCTTGTGGTGGTCTTTCCTGTGCCGCCCTTCTGATTGGCGACAGCTATGATTTTTGCCATTTTTATTCTCCCCACATTACAAAATAACCGTTGTACTTAAATTTTTTCGCTGCCTTACCAGCTTCAATCAGCGCCTTTCCTTCCTCAATCGCTTCGTCTGGTTCTACAGTGCCGTGTCCACGAGAACCGACCATTACATGAATTGGCGTATCAATTCCGTCTCCAACGGTGAAAAACTCAACTCTGTTACAATCGAAGTCGTTTCGCAATTTCGCTATTTCTCTGTACAAAACGGAACTTTGAACTTTTGCCATTTTATCACTCTTTCTTTATTTTTCTGGTTCTTCAGGAAGCGGCATCCAATGAGTGACATCTCTTAGAACTTCGTTGTCCTTCCATACATCAACGGAATCCCTTTCCCACCACAACGAGCCGTATCTTCCTCTTGCCAAATACCCAACGTCAATATGCTTTTCCGTGAAAACAATTACATTCTCCCTATAATTTGGCAACTCATCTTTTACACTAATCCAGCCCATTCTCGCTCCTTTCTGCATCATCTGCTCAATGCGCTACGTCTTACTGCTCTTGTAACGCTTCAATGGAATAGAACGCTGGCATATACTTGTCTACGATACCTGCTTTGTCTACGCTTCTAATTAGATAGCCAACAGGTCTGTCGGGGAATGGTGTTCTGCTTAAAGACAAGATGTCCTTATACGCCGCCTTCACCGTATCGTAAACCGCTTCTCTGCGTCTTGGTAGCTTGATTTCAGGATGCTCTTTCTTCATCCACTTCTCAACCACTTTTGCCACGTCAACGCATTCCTGCTTTTCCAGCTCGTCACACACAGACCAGTCAAAATCCTCGTATCCGCTTCTGCGGGGCTTTCTGGCGGCTTTTTGGGGTTCGGCCGATACTTCGCTTGCCTGAACTTCAATCAGCGTCTCAGACGCTTTAATTTTGGGCTTGAACTTGACCGCCACAGCCTTTCGTGCTACAAGAACCGGTTCATAAGTCACCACGATGTCAGACACGGCATTGATTTCATCTACTGCAACATCAAGCACTCGTTTGCGAAGGTTCTTGTAAACATCGTAGCTTGCTTCCATCGCACCGAGCTGTTCTCTCAGCTTTTTCAGACTGATTTCATGCGGCTTGCTGTCCATGTTCAACCAGTCCCGAAGAATCGAATAAAGCAGGATGCTGTACTGAGACTTCATTCGTGATGTGTAACGTAGACGATACCGAACGTACCCGCTTTCGGCAATGTCAAAAAAGATAGGGCGAAGGTCAGGGTTGCAAGTGATTGCCACAACATAAGACCTTGTTTCTGGCACATAGTCCAGTTTTGCCCTTGTAAAAAGGACAAAGCTCTCAAACGTCCCCTTCTCTTTGTCAATGGGAATCGACACCGTATTGCCCAGAAAGTGCTTGATCTGCGGCTCAATCCTTCGTGCATCAAGGCTTTTCAGTCCCAGCAGGTCTCTGTACTCTGCCAACGAGAACTCCACACGGCTGCTGTTTGGGTCTCTCGGATTTATTCTTGACAAGTAAACCTCTAGCAACCGAAGCTCACCTGCCGTGTAGTCCCTGAACTTTGCCCACACAAGAGATTTGCTTTTTTCGACAAGGTTGTTGTCGGATATTTTTGGCATCTGTTCGCCTCCTTTTCTAGCCTAAAAGCAGTATATCACAGGTCAGGGGGACAAGTCAATACATTCTGTCCCCCGTGGCTTGTCTTTTTGTCCCCCATAGGGTCGTCAAAACGTCCCCCGTGACTTGTCAAGCCGTCCCCTATGCTTTGTCATTTCGTCCCCCATCTACATATTATATATTAAACAAGAAATAAACAAGATGTTAAATATCATCGTTAAATAGGCGATGACGATAATTTTCAACAATTCCTTTGTTTTTCCATTCTAGCTTGTGGATAACTCAACCTTCCATTTGCTGAATAAAGTCTTTTCTGCAATGATTAGGCTTATCTAACGTGTACAAAAAGCGTATGAAAAACTTTTGAACCGGTGTTACGGGGGACGGATTGACGAGCTACTCAATTGTAAACAATAAATTAGCGTTAATTCGTTGTTCATTTCGCACAAATGTTGTCGGTTCATAGCCCATGGGGGACGGATTGACAAGGTAAAGGTATACCTAATCTGCATGAAACGTGTACAAAAAGTGGATGAACGTGGACAAAATGTTCTTCAAAAACTGCGATAATTCGACAATCAGCCGCTTATATTATTCGGATTCACGGTATAAGAATCGTTGGACTTCATAGCTGCTTCCGTTCCGGCATCCTGCGCCTGATAGAGAATCTCCATCTTTGGAGCAGTTCCGTTCGGGTCTGGGTCTGTCCCGGTAGCCTGTGCTATCTCATAGTTGCCCGATACCATCCGGCAAACAGAGACCCTGTCCTTCAATGGCGTATGGAGGTTTGCCAGAACCTCCGTCAGCACGCCCATGTGGTCTGAACCGTGATCTCCGTACCGGATGTACAACAAAGCATCTATCTCGTAGGAAGAACATTCAATCATGGCATCTATGAGAATCTGACGCTTTTCCATGTTGGGAAGGTCGTCTTCCAGATGCTCCAGCAGTCCAGGATAAATGCAAGCGTCCATGTATCGAGCCGCCGATACGCCGCAACAGGTGAACCAGCGCATAGCCATTGGTAGGGAAATAGCCGCCAGACCTTGCTCCCAGTTGGCAATCGTGCCACGATTCACGCCCATTCGTGCTGCTAATTTCTGCTGGCTCAGACCGGAACGCATCCGTGCCATCTCTAATGCTTTGGCCGTTCTTACCAAATATTCATCCATAAATTCACGCCCTTTCAACAAAATTCTGCAAAACTGCCGGATTCGACAAGCCAAAAAATGGAAAAAGCTGCTATGGAGAACCAACAGCAGCCTGTGTTATAACTGTAACATCGAAAAAATAATCAAACAGGAGGTAACAATATGATTATCATTGACGGGATGCCCGCATCTGAACCGACCGAAAGCAGAACGCCAAAACCGTGGGAGGGCTAGTATATGAACCAAATCGACACCATGCTTATACCCTATGCCCGCCAGACCGCTTTAAAGCTGGTCTACAACCTTGCAAACAACGATGCTGATAAGTTTGCTTACGAAGAAGCAAAAGCCGTCCTAGAGCGTGCCGTAGCCGCCTTAGACGATGGGCGCGACCCAGGAGATAACATCGAACGTATTAACGGACAGCTCGTAGAGCTGTGATTGGAGGAAAGATGGATAGGCGTTGTCCCTTTTGACTTGAACGCTCGTGGCTTCCCCGATAAAAAGTAACGGATGTGAAGAAAACATTCGATTTTTGCGAAGTTGTTCAAATTGTATTGACTGTACAACTGAAAGATGTATAATCGTATCAAATGAACATTCGTATTTACTGATCGGGAGGATATGCCACAATGAGCGAACAAGAAAGAGCTAAGATTGACAGGTTTATCGCATGGCTGTTGGAACACCCTGATAAGATTTCGGCAGCGGAGCAAGCCTTAGGCCTAGAATAAGAGAAAACCCCTTGCACAGAGCTACACCAGCCCGGCACAAGGGGTTTTTATTTTACCGGGTCAGAACCAGTTCTTTTTTCGGTTTCTACGGTAACGATATTTTCTGCTGTTGCCATATAGCGCACGGTCATTGCCTTTTAACAAGGCTTGCATGAACCAGAAGCAAAAGGCACAGCCGCACAACAAATAATACATGGGCTTACCTTACATCTTCTCAATCAGGTTCATCAGCGCTTCACGCTGCGCTGTCGGCATAGATTCAAGCTTTTTTCTAATCCGCTCCACTGCTGCATCGACCTCACTTTGCGGCTGCTGGGGCGGGTTTTCTTTTTGGTCGCCAGAAACCAAAGCATCTACGCTTGTTCCAAAATAAGAAGCTATCTTATCGAGCGTTTCATATTTTAAGGTTTGCTTTCTACCGTTTTTCAAATCGGTCAAAGACCCGCGGCTTGCACCCGATTCCTTGCACATTGTGGTCACATTTACTCCGCGCTGCTTACAGAGATTTTCAATATTTTCGTACAAGTTTGCCATAATTCCAGTCCTCGCATTGTAAGGGTTGCTGAAATTACGCGAACGCTTAAAAAGGCCTTGCATTTTACGCGAAAGCGTATTATACTAAGACCGTACCGCGAAGGCGTAATGAATGATTTCTAGCAACTTCATTATATTACACTTATGCGTAAAAATCAATAGCCGGAGGTGAAATAATGGCTGAAAAAAAGCCTCTGTGTGACTTTGGCAAACAAATCGAGATTGCTCTTATCCAAAAAGACAAGACCAACGACTGGTTGATTGAAAAAGTCAAGGAGGACACTGGACGATATTTTGACCGTTCTTACCTTTTCAAGGTCAAGACAGGGAAGCTGGAAACGCCCGGAATCAAGAAAAGCATCTGCCGGATTTTGAATATTCAGGATTCGGGAGCATAAGAAAGGAGAGAAAATGGCAAACATTCAAGTTTTTGAATATCAGAATAACAAGGTTCGCACAGTCGATATGAACGGTGAAGCGTGGTTTGTTCTGAAAGACGTGTGCGCTGTGCTTGGTATTAACAATAATCGCATGGCTGCTGACCGATTAGATGATGACGAAAAGGGTGTCAGCCTGATTGACACCCTTGGCGGCAAACAGGAAATGGTAATTGTCAACGAGAGCGGTTTGTACCACGTCATCCTCCGCAGCGACAAGCCAGAAGCGGCACCGTTCCGCAGATGGGTCACAAACGATGTGCTTCCTGCAATCCGTAAGACCGGAAGCTACAACGCACCGCAGCTCACCCGCTCGCAGCTCCTTGCAACTGCGCTGATCGCAGCGCACGAAGAGCTGGAAGAGAAGGACAAGCAGATTGAAACCATGAAGCCGAAAGCGCTTTTCGCTGACGCAGTTTCAGCAAGCAAAAAATCCATTCTCGTTGGTGAGCTTGCAAAGCTGCTTTCGCAAAATGGCATTAACATCGGACAGAACCGTTTGTTCGACTGGATGCGAAAGAACGGCTACCTCATTAAAGACCCGAAACGAAGCGACTACAACTTGCCTACGCAGCGTAGTATGGAGATGGGGCTTTTTGAAATCAAAGAGACCACGATTCAACACAGCGACCACATTTCCATTAACCGCACTCCTAAGATTTCCGGTCGCGGCCAAGTCTACTTCGTAAACCTCTTCTTGAAAGCAAAGAAAATCCAGAAAGCGGAGGACTGAACATGGAACAGATTATCACCTTAAAGGTAGACCTAGAGCGCCCGGACGATGCGAAGTCCGCCATTGACAAGGCTGTGAAAGCCTATGAGGAGAGCAAAAAGCACTGGGACGCTTTTGAACTCAACGAAGCCAAAAGCATGGCACAAGAAATTTTGTATAAGCTGTGCGACGATGGTTGCAGCATGGTCTGGACGATCACTGATGGCGCTGCAGGGCTGACGATCTGGAACGATTTCAACGAGCCAAGCGTTGGAAGCGTTGGTCGGTGCTATATGGCCGAAGAAGGGCTATATGATATCTGGGTCGAAAGGCTGGTTGCGCTGTGCATTGCCACAGGTCGGGAAGTCCCGAAGTTCATCACAGACAAGGCTGGTGAGTGCTGGTGACGAATTTTCGCAAGGCGCAAAGCCGCAAGCGCAGACTGAAGCTGGCAATGGCTATTGGCGTGTCAAGAAACGATGCCAACAAGGTGCTATGGATGGAGAAATCCATCAACCAGTGCTTTGAACGTCACAATCGGGAAACTAGACTGAAAGAGAAGATACAGCGTGGAAGAAAAGTACTGTGAGCGTTGCGGCCTGTATCTTGGCGCGGTCAGATCGGCAAGAAAGTACTGCTCAGAATGCAAGCGCAAGGTTGACAAAGAACGTGACAGGGAGCGCAAGAAGGCAGCGCAAGAAAAAAAGAAGCCGGAAAAGATGTTTCCATCCATCGGAGAAGTGCAAGCCCTTGCGGACAAGCTGGGAAAGCATTACGGCGAGGTGTCGCAGATGCTCGCAACAGGGGAGCTGACCTATGAACGGTAAGTATTACGGAAAGCGGGAAATTCGCTGGCACAGCCGGGAGAAAGACCGGCTGGAACGCATCCAACGTAAGCGAAGGATGGCAAACGATGAAGAAAGCAATAAGCAACTTCAACAAAAGCAGTCCGTGGCAGAAATGCTGGAAAGAGCGTGAACCTTTAAGACTGAAACATATCAAGAAAGAAAGAGGGAGCAAAAATGAAAAAAATCAAGGTAAGAATCACATTTACTGAAGCAGTTCTCGGCACTTGGCCTAGCAACCAGAACATTGCGCGAGAGTTCATCGCCAGCAAGTCCCCTGATGCAAGCACTATCGAGGACGAAGTTGCCGCTTTGGGCGCTGATGCTGTGGCAGATAAGGGCATGACCGTATTCCCTCGCAACGAGAACGGCGAGCCCATCCTGTATGACTACCAGATCAAAGGCATGTTTAAGGATGCTTGCGGTATGCTGGGTCGTATCGGCGGCAAGACCGAAACCGGAAAAAAGAAAGCCGTCAACGAATCCGGCAAGCTGACAGCCTACAAGAAGGTCATTGATGGGCTGATTTTCGTTCAGCCCCGCATGATTCCCATTCATGTGAACGGTGAGATTACCGAGTGTCAGCGCCCTCTCCGCGCACAGACGGCGCAGGGCGAGCGGGTGAGCCTCGCCAACAGCGAGCAGATTCCCGCTGGTTCGACCTGCGAGTTTGAAATCGTTCTTCTGGACGATTCTCACGAGAAGGTCGTGCGTGAGTGGCTGGACTACGGCGCTCTGCGTGGCATCGGCCAGTGGAGAAACAGCGGCAAAGGCCGCTATACCTACGAAATCCTCAATTAATTGCTATGGCAGGGTGGGGCCGTGCTGCACTCGGCGTGGAACGGCAACGGCATAGTGACAATTGGCTCAGAAATGCTAAGGCAATGCCTGGAGACGAAGCGACATGATCGGCACAGCAAAGGCTATGGATGCAAGGTGTAGCTTTGATAAGTAGAGGCATCGAACGGCGGCGACGTGCGACGCAATGGCAAAGAATAGAAACAATAGGCTAAGGCATTGAGTAGCTAGGAGCAGGACAGCAAAGGCAAAGCAATTCATCGAAAAGCAACGGCAAAAGCGAAAGGAGAAAAATGAAAGCACTTGTGGAAATCGCCCTGATCTGGGGCATCGTTCTGGCGTTGATTCTTGCAGCGTTCCTTTTGAACCTGTGGCTGGTACATCTCATTGAACTACTGGTCGGCGCAAAAGGCACATGGGGAATCATTGTGGCAGCCGCTGTAATGGCGACCGGATGGATTTTTGATTTTGGCAGCAAAAAGGAGAACCAATGAAAACTTTGAAAGGAACAGCATTGTTCATGATCGGTCTTGTCGTGGCAATTGCAGCAGTCGGGTGCGGTGACACGATTCAGGGCTGTCAGACTACCGCGCAGATGTTCGGCTGGGTGATTGTATCTTGCGGTCTGCTGGCAACGGCTATCGTTCTGTGTGCGCTGGCTGTTAGCGCCGAAGAGGAAGAACGCAGTGAACGCGAGCCCCGGAAAATCAAGCGTGTTGCCAGCCACACGAACGAGTGGAGGGATGCACAATGAAATGCCCGTTATGCGGTAGTGACAACATCACAACGGTTGACAGCCGGTCTGACCACGACAGCATCGTTCGCAGAAAAAAGTGTCTTGTCTGTAATCACCGGTGGTCTACCATCGAAATCGACAAAGACCAGTGGTACAGCGCACTGCAAATCAAAGAGGAACGCAAGAGAGGGAGACCCAAAGATGATTAGCCTTGACAGATTCGGTGGCGTGACAGAGCCGGAGGACGGCGTATACTTCATGACCAACGAGCAGGTGGCGGAAGCGAAAGAAGCCGACCGGCTGGCAGCGATTAAGGACTTGCAGTCTGAAATTGAGGACAGGGAAGCAGAGCTGAAAGACCTCCGCGCACAGTTGGCAGACCTGATGGCTGGTTGATTTTGTACAGCCAAGTTAAGCCGAAGTAAGAATAATGAAGCCTAATGAAGCTGAAGAAAGGAAAGAAAAATGGCAGTATTAGTAATGGTCTATGGTCATTCCGGCAGCGGAAAGTCCGCTTCGCTTCGGAATTTTGACCCGGAACAGGTGGCGGTTATCAACGTGCTTGGCAAGCCGCTGCCGTTCCGAAGCAGCATGAAAACGTACATTACCAATGACTACGGCAAGATTGATGCCGCAATCCACAGCACTAAGCGTAAGTCCATCGTCATTGACGATGCCACCTACCTTATGACCGGCGAGTTCATGCGGAACGCAAAGGTCGCCGGATACCAGAAGTACACCGACATGGCAGCCAACTTCAATGCCCTGCTGATGCGGGCGAAAGAGCTGCCGGACGATGTGATTGTCTACTTCTTCGGGCACAGCGAATGCGGAGAAAATGGTATAGACAAATTCAAAACGGTCGGAAAGATGTTGGACGAGAAGGTCTGCGTGGAAGGGTATTTTACCATCGTTCTGAAAACTGTTGTACAGGATGGAAGATACCTGTTCAGCACTCGCAACGATGGGATGGACACCGTGAAAACCCCGCTTGGGATGTTCAACGATGCGCTGATCGAGAACGACCTCGCCGCCGTAGACAAGACCATCCGTGAGTATTACAACATCCCGGTTCAGCCGGATAACAAAGGAGAGTAACAGATGAAGAACATCAACTGGAATGACGTGCAGGAAGCCACCGAACGCCGTGACTTGCCTGTTGGCGGCTATGTTGCCGGTATCTGCAAGGCAACGGACGAGCCTGCAAAAGAGCGCCTGAACATCGAGTGGGAAGTCGCAGAGGGCGAGTTCAAGGGTTACTGGCGTGAGCAGACCGCTTCCCTTATCGAGCGTGGCAAGCTGAATCCGGGAGAGTGGCATTGGGGTGGCAAGACCATCAAGAGCTACAAGGAAAAGGCGCTGCCGTTTTTCAAGGGCTTTATCACCGCTGTTGAGCAGTCCAATCCCAGCTACAAGTTCAACAACGATGAAAAGACCCTGCGTGGCAAGTTGGTCGGCGTGGTTCTCCGTGAGGAAGAGTACATGGGCAACGATGGTAACATCAAGACGAAGCTGGTCGTTGACCGCTTCACCAGCGTGGACAAAATTCGTTCCGGCGATTATGAGGTCAGACCGAAGAAAACGCTGGATAGTGGGTCTGGCTCTGGCTACTCGCAGGGTGGGAATGATGACTTTGCTGTGATTGAGGGCAGCACGGATGACCTGCCATTCTGACCTGTAAAGCGTTGACCGCCTACCTTATATAAGAGCTGCGCTATCTGGCTGGACGGGCGTTTGGAAAGATGAAACACTTGGGCGACATCACAAAGATTCACGGCGACAAGATAGAGCCGGTGGATTGCATTACGTTCGGCAGTCCTTGCCAGGGCTTGTCTATGGCGGGGAAAAGGCTTGGATTTGACGACAACCGTTCCGTGCTGTTTTTGGATGCCGCAAGAATCATTAAGGAAATGAGGACAGCCACCAATGGAATGTATCCAACTTTCGCTGTTTGGGAAAACGTGCCCGGAGCATTCAGTTCCAACGGAGGAGAAGATTTCAGAGCCGTGCTGGAAGAACTTGCCAGCGTGGAACAACCAGATGCTTCAATTCCTCGACCTTCGGGTAGGGGGGGCAGATGGAGCAAATCCGGAGCAATCGCCGGAAACGGATGGTCTTTGGCATGGAGACAGCTTGACGCTCAATATTGGGGAGTCCCCCAACGCCGTAAAAGAATCGCTCTTGTCGCAGATTTTGGAGGACAACGTGCCTCAGAAATTCTATTTGAGCGCACGAGCATGTCAGGGAATTCTTGTGAGAGCATCCCGGCGTGGAAAACCTTTGCCCGAACTCCTGAAGCAAGCGTTGCTGGATATGATCGAATGGTGGAATCCAGGAACTCTGTCACAGGTGGTGCAGAAAGTGAAGGAACAAGAAGGTCTGGAAGAGAAGGAATTGGACGAGTATTGGAGTCAGACCATCGAGAGACTTCGACTCGATGCACAGAACCTGCAGCCTACACCCTGAAAATCCGTAGTGGATGCGCCGGTGGTGGTAAAGGTGCTCTGGTACAAACCGAAAAAAGCGCAACGCTTTCAACACTCCAAGACCAGACATTGTTTCAGCCTGTTGTTTATGATGCTCGCGGAAACGGCGATGGCAAAATAGTGCCAACAATTACGGGCGACCACGAAAACAGAATCACAGACTACACGGCCATTGCAATCGAACGCGAAACCTTTAATGAACAGTCTTTCAGTCACTACAAAGAAAGCGACAAATGCTCAACCTTGAAAGCAAAAGCCGGGAACATCGGCAATGGCAGCGAGTGTCTGATTGCAGAAAAAGCTATCCGTTGGATTGTTCGCCGTCTGACACCTGTTGAATGCGAACGGCTACAAGGCTACCCGGACGGATGGACGGACATTGGAGAATGGACGGACAGCAAAGGCAAGAAGCATAAGTATGCTGACAGCCCACGTTACAAGGCACTCGGAAACAGCATTGCTCTACCGCAATGGTTCTGGATTGCACAGAAGATGAAACCTTATCTGGGCGAAAATGCCACGCTAGGAAGTCTGTTCGATGGTATAGGGGGCTTCCCGCTTGTCTGGCAAAAGACCTATGGAAACGGTACGGCACGATGGGCTTCCGAGATCGAGGAGTTCCCCATTGCCGTCACAAAAAGGAGATTCGGCGAAGAATGATTACCTGTTGTCTCAACTGCACATCACGCCACCAAGCTTGCCACGACACTTGCGAGAAGTACAAGGCGGAGAAAAAAGACTTTGAAGAACGCAAGGCATTCGTGTACGAGTTGAACCACAGCCAGAGCGTGTACCACCACAACTACGAGGACAAGCACCGGGAACGTGGCAAGAAACGGTATCTCGGAAGTGAATTTAGAGGTGAACGAGGATGAATCAGTGGATCAATGTCAAAGACAAGTTACCAGAGATGACGGAAGAAGTTACCGAAGTGGAAGGCGACAGAGAATATACGCTTTGGTATGAGAGCAAGCCTGTTCTGGCGTTTGATAAAACCATGTATGACGAAAATAGCAGAATGCAAACGGCAGTACTTACAGACGATGGTGATTGGCTGACAACGTTTGATGAAAAACGACTTGAAAACGTAACCCACTGGATGCCTTTACCTGATGAACCAAAGGACAACACATGAACACCGGCAAGCAGTTTGAAGTGGATTTCAAAGCGTCCGTGCCACCCAATGCGTGGTGCTACCGTCTGAAAGACAGTGCTGCCACCTACTACGGCGGCAACGAAAACCTATCCTTTTCCATCGACAACATCTGCGACTTCCTTGTGTACCGCTACCCGATGAGCCACCTGTTTGAGCTGAAAACCATTGAAACGCCCTCTATCCCTCTGGAAAAGGTGTTCGGCAAGTACGACAAGGCAAAGTGCAAATACCGCAAGGAAAAGCACATCACTGACATGGTGGAAGCAATGGGATACAGCGGTCAGACCGCCCATGTGATAGTCAATTACCGAGCGGTCAACCGCACCTTTGCAATCCCTGCCAACAAGGTTTTGGCGTTCCGCTACAACGAGAGCCGCAAGAGCATCCCTTGGCAGTGGGCAGAGCAAGAGGGGATAGAGGTAAAAGCAAAAAGGTTGCGTGTCCATTGGCGGTATGACGTGGATGCGCTGCTAAAAAGATTGGAGAACGAAAATGCCAAATTGGTGTGAAGGAAAACTCAAAGTCCGTGGAAATCCCAAAAACATCGTGCGCTGGTTTACGGATTGCGTGACTGTTTATGCCCGCCCCTATTTCGATAAAAACAAGTTTCCGAATGGAGAATGGGTCTACAACGAAATCAATGATGGAGCATTGCTTTCTTACGATGATGAGACGTTCTACATCAACGTGAAAGACACCGCTTACATTGAGGGTACTACGAAGAACTTCGTTGAAAAGTTCTGCACTGAACAGATTGCTGATGGCGACAACGCAATTCTTGTTCTTCCTGCCATGGCTGCATGGTCGATGGAGCCTGAGCCATACGAAGAAATGTCTAAAAAGTATAGGTTGGATTTCAGATTCTATGGATTTGAAAGCAGTGGATGCGTAAATCAGGAGATGGAAGTCATTGAAGGTAAAACAACCATCAACCGTGAAATTCGATTTGATGATTACCGTTGGGAATGCGCAGACCCGCTAATGGGAGGTTGAAAACATGGAAATTGAGGTTGAGATTTGCGACCGATGCGGCGAGTGCTTTTCGTGGCACGGCGAAGTGAACGGAATCCGAAAAGTGAAAATCAAAGAACGCGGCTATGAATGCTCGCCAGACAGGTCGTTCGTTCTTTGCCCCTCTTGCATGGCAAAGCTGAACGACTGGCTGAAAGGAGAACAAAAGTGAGTAAGAAAGTTTCAGACATTCTGCCTAAGACCGAAATCTTGGCGCAATTGGCAGAAGAAGCGTCCGAACTGGCACAGGCTGCATTGAAGCTGCGCCGTGCGCTGGATGGCACGAACCCGACACCGAAGAGCGTTGCGGAGTGCGAAGCAAATCTGATGGAAGAATTTGCGGACATAAGTAACGCAATCACTGCTTTATGCGATGCTTGGTTTGGAGATAGCCTCGATTCCGAATGCGAATTTTGGGACGCAAAGTTTGAAATTGAGGACGCTAAATACAAACGCTGGCTCTCTCGCCTTGAAGCAAAGGAGAATAAAAATGGCTGAATATCATGTCGGATGCGGGATGTTTGGCATTTACGCAGGAACTGTAAAAGCAAACGGAAAAGAGTGGAAAGATAAAACTTGTGTTACGGATGAAGCAGTAGAAGCAGTTCGAGACTGGCTTGTTTCTAAGGCAGAAGAAGAGAAACAAGGCTTTTATGGTTACGCTTGGGATACCAAAGACGGAAAGACTGTGATCTTGAAAGTGACCATTAAAAACAAGGAGCAGTCAGATGAATAAATTCGGGAACTGCCCTCTGTGCGGGAAACAGGTCAAGCCGACCAACCTCCGCAAAATCGCACGGCAGAATCAGTTATACGGCTTTCGCATGGCTCTGGATGGCATCGCCGCCACATGGGGCGCACTTATTCAGAACATTCGGTGCGATGCAGACCTAACCGATGAACAGGTGCAGAAAATCATCCGCATTGGTGACAGGTACTGGGAGATGGTTGGGCAGTTCAAGAACGAGGATATGACACCTGACGAGTTTGCGGATTACATTACCGCAAAGTCAGAACAGGTCGAAAAAGAGTTGAGGGAAAGGTGGAGCTAACAATGTTTGAATTTGTAACTCGCTGACTGGTTTGCCTAGTCCTGCTGGCGGTAGTAGTTCAGTCTGAACGGACAATCAAAGACATGGCAAACAACCTGTTTGAAGAACGTCAGGCAATGCTTGTCTGGGCGTTCGTCAACGTGTGTTTGGCCGTTTGTACGGCAATTATGATGGGATTGAAATGATGAAAATTTGTGATATTGAGAGAAAAGAAATTAATTTTGGGTGTCTAGAGTATGGAGATGTGTTTGAGCTGAACGGCGAAATTCTCATGAAAGCTAACGTGAACCTTTCGGTAAGTAAATTGTCTGGCGGTGTCAGCTTAAAAAGCGGAGAGTTTTTGCAGATAGATGAGTTTTTCCCAGTCAAGATGGTAAACGCTCATCTCCAGTTGGAGGGCTAAGAAAAATCATGGACAACGAACTTTACTGCCCGATGAAGATGACCAGCAATCCGCTTGGTCGGTGCGTCTGCGAGAAAGAAAAGTGCGCTTGGTGGCGACAGTTGGACAACTGTTGCTCTATCTGGCAGATTGCATGGAAGTTGGACAGCATTGAAAAGAATATGAAGAGGTGAGAGTATGGACGATTGGATTAGCATTAGAGACGGCTTGCCGATTGATTATCAGTCTGTTCTTATTTGGAATGGATGCTCGGTTTCAATTGCACACCGTGAACCCGGCGCGCCTGATAACGAATTTGTTGACGACTACAATAACGAGTTCGTATACGCAGGATGGTGGAAGAAACTGCCGACCGCTCCAAAGGAGGTCTGATACATGGCAACACCCCCGAAGCGTGGTCGTGGCAGACCGCCGCTGACTGAAGCTGAAAAGAAAAAACGTGAGAAGCGGGCGCAAAAGGCGAAAGAAGAAGCTGCTGCGAAGCGTGAGAAAGAGCGTGAGAAGAAGAAACAACAGATGCTTAACAAGCGGAAATCTATCCGCTCACAGGTGAGTAAAAAGGTGAAAGAACAGCAGGAGTTAGCAATCACGAGGTCTAAGATGCTGAATACGGGCGATTTGCAGTCAAGAATCGGCGATGAAGAGGACAAGAAGGTCATCGGCATGATTGCCGCAAAGTATTTTGGCGACCTTCCGAGCGTGGACATGAACAACCCTATTGAAGTGCAGCAACGCCTTGATTTCTTCTTTGACGCTTGCATCGAAGCCAGAATCTCCCCTGTGGTGGAATGGATTGCACTGGTGCTGGGCATCGAATGGGTGAGCCTGAAGCAGATTATGGCGGGCAAACGCCGTGATGATAGCTTGCAGCAAAAGTACATCTTGAAGCTGATTCTGCAAATGCAGTCCATGTGGGCGTACAACGGTATGTACGGTCAGGAGAACCCGGCAGAATGGATTTTCCGAGCCAAAAACTACTTTGGCATGCGTGACAATGTAGAAGTCACCGTTGCACCGCCAGAGCAGCCGTTGGGCGATGCCCAGAGCGCAGAGCAGCTTGCCCAAAAGTACCAGACGGCTTTGCCGAAGGGGATTGACGTGGAGTACAAAGAGGTGGCAGAAGAGGTGATCGAGGATGACTAACGGCGATTTTATCCGTTCCATGACGGACGAAGATATTACAGAAAACTTTACGCCGGGCATCTGCGAACTTATCAAGCATCGTGACCCGGAGCGTTGCCAGAACCGTGAGCATTGCTTTCATTGCGTCAAGGATTGGCTGAAAGAGAAAAACAAAATCATGGTGAGGGCTGACAAATGGAAAAACTGATTGACTTCTCTGACCCCTGTCTACGCACGTTCTTGCCTGTCCTCTTGCAAGACCACACGACAGGCAAGAACATCATTTGGGCGACAGACCCGCCGCCTGAACTGGGTGCAGGCTTTTCGGATGAAATCACGTTAGAACAAATCAAGGAGTTCCCGCCAGTGCCACGAGTTCTCAAGCGTCTGGATGAACAGAAGCAGAGAACCAAAGCAAAAGCAGAGGTTTTTACTCCTTCTTGGGTCTGCGAAAAGATGATAGACATGGGCGAAGAAAACGGTGCGATGCCCGATATGAAGAAAGAGCCTATCAAGTACATCCATTCGACAGTCCTTGAAATCACCTGCGGAGAAGCACCATTCCTTGCGAACCGATACGACACGGTAACAGGCAAAAAGATTCCAGTACCAAAACGGAAAGGACTATTTGACCGCAAACTGAAATGTGTAAACAACTGGTTTGATTGGAATGTCTGGACATGGCACGATGTGGCAGAGGACGCAGCTACGACTACATACGGCTATGAGTGGCAGGGTGACAGCCTGTTGCTTGCAAGAGCAAATATGCTCCTGACGTGGAGAGAGAACTTTAAGTGGCTGTTCGGCATAGAGCCTGACGCTGGGAAGGTTCGCAACATGGCTGCTATCATCTCGTGGAACATCTGGCAGATGGACGGTCTGAAAAAGACTGTGCCCGGTACAGACATCCCGTGCAAAATCAAAGACTGGAAAACTGACAAAGAAATCCTGTTTAAGGACGTTGGGGAGGAAAAATAAAATGAGCAGTTCCGTAGAATATGCAAAATCAGAACTTGCACGTATTACGAAAGACGGAGACGGGTTGCAGAATGCAATCAATAAGAACATCCTTGACATTATTGAACTTTTTGCAAGTCAAGGCCATAGCGGATTTACTGCTGGATATGCAATGTCTATTTTGGAGCGGCTTTTGCGCTTTAAGCCGATTACTCCGCTTACTGGCGAAGATGATGAATGGACTAATGTGTCGGACGAAATGGGGCAAAGACTCTTCCAAAATAAACGATGCTCAAGCGTGTTCAAGACCACTGATGCACAAGGTAACACGATTGAAGTACATGACATTGACGCAATCGCTTATTCCGACAACGGTGGTCTTACGTGGTTTACAAGTAGTCGCTTTCGCAAAAACGTGACCTTCCCCTATGAGCCACCTACGCACCCTGAAAAAATATATATCGAATACACGGAAGATGTTCCGCTTGGCTGGTCTGGCGACAAGTATGAGATTATCACTGACGACAAGGAACGTATCAAAGCGTTGAGAGCCAAGATTCAGAAGAAATTTGACGAAAAGGAGAGCTAATGCAGACTGACAGAGGAATTTACCACAAGCGAGTATGTGACCGCTGCGGAGCGGTGCATGGCGGTAGAATGATGAACCCTGACGAATACTTCAAAGACTGGGCGTGGCGTAGAGACACAGGCGACCTGTGCCCAGAATGCTATGAGGAATATAAGCGAGTGATCGGGCGATTCAATGCCAACAGAAGGAGAAAGAGAGGGGAGAGATAATGGATGTTTACTGCACCACCGAACACTGCTCTTGCATGGGAATCAAGCAGTTCTCCGCTGGCAAGGCCATCCGATGCACGGCAGAATCCTGCAAGAACAAATCCGAACCGTCCTGTGGCTCTTGCAAATGGTACGCAGAGCCGGAGGGCGTGTGCGTGAACGACCAATCAGAACACGTTGCAGACTTCGTGTGGGACGAACGCGGATGCAAGGAATGGGAGAAGAAAGATGAAACGTCAGCAGACCTATAAAGGGCTTATTGGAAAGGGATGGTACGACCAAAGTGAATTTAGCCATAGATACGCTTGCTGGGCAAATCATCGCAACAACTGGGCTATTCGCAAGGCTGACAACCGCAAGCTGGCAAAGGCAAGATTGAAGCAGATTGAACGCCAGCAAATCAGAAAGGAACTGGAAGAGTATGACAACGGGAGATAAAATCAGGAAGCGTAGGCTTGAACTGAAAAATGTGAGTGAGGGAATGAAGCTCGGCAACGGTATTCTGTTGGATAGCAAAGGACAGCTTCTCTGTCGTACCGTGGACAAGTCCTGCTCCACCTGTAAATGGCACGACGGATTCTCTTGGGTCTGTTACAACGGTCTGTCGGAGCGCAGAGCTGATTTTACAGACCCGGAAGATGTGTGCAAAGAATGGGAGAAAAGAGAAAATGAGCTATGATATTTCACTGTGCGACCCAGTAACGCACAAACCGCTCAAAGCGGATAGTACGCATTTTATCGCTGGTGGTATGCGCGCTATGGGTGGTACAAAAGAACTGTGGCTCAACGTCACCTATAATTACGGTCACTTCTATTATCAACCGGAAGTGTTTGGTGAGAACGGCATCCGTTCCATTTACGGCAAAACAGGCGCAGAGAGCATTCCGATGCTGGAAAAGGCGATTGCCGCTCTGGGTGATGATGTAGACGATAGCGACTACTGGAACGCAACAGAGGGCAATGCAAAACGTGCGCTGTACGGACTGTTGGCATTTGCAAAGATGCGCCCGGATGGCGTATGGGAGGGCGATTGAGTGAATAGCACGATATGGCATCCAGCAAGCGAACCGCCACGAGAGCGAACGCAGCCTTTGTTGCTTGCGACTAAGACAACGTGGCATGATAAAGATGGAAAAATGTTGCAAGGAATCTCGCCGACAGCGTACTTTCTCGGCTGTTACGCAGACGGTCAGTTCTGGGATGAGATAGGCGAGAGACTGCCGAAAGATGTGACGGTAACGCATTGGATGGCGTTTCCGATGGTATAGGAGGGCTAAACATGACAAACAAGAAGTTTAGCATCATCATTATGGACTTGAGCCTTTTCGACTTTGGGCCGAAGCCACCTTGTGGGTACATTAAGGCAAAACATATCCGTCCAGCGTACGGTAAAGGCGAAAGGCCTGTAAAGGCGCATAAGCGAATCACGAGAACGAGAGAGGGATTTAGAAAATGACAGAACTCAAGAAATGTCCGTTCTGCGGTGCAAAGCCGCCCAAAATAGAATTGATTCGTCCGTTTGGATACGGTATGACTTATTTTGTGATGTGCAATAATTGTGGAGTTGAGACATCTGATGCGATTAGTGAAGAAAAAGCAATCGAAGCATGGAACAAACGCTACAAAGAGGACTGAGTATGGACAAAAAACGAGACAGCTTTACATTCCAACGATACTACTTTGAAGCCATCTCCACACTCAAAAGTAAAGAGAAGTTGGAACTCTACGATGCAATCTGTGCATACGTTTTTGAAGAAAAAGACGCAACTTTGAACTCAAAAAAAGCAGAATCTTGTTTCATTTTGATTAAACATCTGCTCGATGAAGAATCAAAAAGAAGCGATATTGCGTCAAAAGGATGGTCTACACGAAAGTCAGCTCATCCTCATGTCATAAATGAGATGAAAGTCAGCTCATCTATGAGTTCAAAGTCAGATGACAATGAACCAATTGTATCAACTGACAGTCAGATGAACGTCAAGACCTTGCCGGAGAGTGCAGTCAAAAAGAAACCTGACATCTTCTCCGACTTTGCTCATGGCGATAAAGCCTTGCTGGAATCCCTGCGAGAGTTCGCACAGATGCGTACAAGAATCAAAAAGCCTATGACAGACCGGGCAAAACAGATGCTCTGCAACAAGCTGGAAAAGTTTGATCGGCATGATTGGAAAGCCATTCTCGACCAGAGCATCTATGCCGGGTGGCAGGACATTTACGCATTGAAACAGGATGACCAGTACGAGCAAAGTACGAAGATGGAGTTTCCTAGACTATGACAATGGACGTTCAAACGGTATTTATCGGTGCGCTGATGCTCTGCAAGCCGGGCGTTGTGGATGAAATCATACCAGACCTTGAACTTGACTTATTCAGACCTGAGTTGAGAGACGCTTTTGCGGCTGTTCAGGGCTATTGGACGGCTAGGGGTAAGATAGATATAGTCGAGATAAACACGCAGCATCCAGACGTAGCGCAGACGCTCTTGGCGTGTGTACAAACTTGTGAATCAGAGTGTGTGCGAATTGACAGGGAGCAGATGCAGCGTTGGGTACAGCTTATCAGAGAACAAGCTGCACTCACTCGTGTGCAAGGTCTGGCATTTCAGATGACCAGCGAGCTTACCGACTATTCTGATCTATCAGACATTTACCAGCAGATGGGCGAAGCAATGAGCCTGAAAGCTGAGGAAGAAGATGCGTGGACATACGAGGATGTGCTGAACGACTATGTGCTTCACATGGACGAGAAGCCTGTGTACATCAAGACAGGCCTAGAGCGTCTGGATGAAGCGCTACACATCTCACCGGGTGATTTCATCATCATCGGCGGCAGACCGTCTGCGGGCAAAACAGCCCTGTCCTTGCAAATAGCAGCAAGCATGGCAAAGCAGGACTACACCGTGTACTATTTCAGCTTAGAAACCAGCAAACGCAAGTTGGGCGCACGTCTGATGGCTAATCAAATATACTGCCCTCTTGACACGGTGAAAAATAAGGCGGTCAGCTTGAATGAGATTGACGGACAGGCAAAGAACATGAAAATGCCCCTTTACATTCGCTCCGCTGCCGGGAAGAACGTGGCGTGGATGAAGGCTCAGGCTCTCCGTAAAAAGGCTCAGGTCATCTTCGTAGACTATCTTCAACTCATCCACGAAACAGGCGCAAAGGACAGATATGCCGCCATTACAGCCATATCCATTGCCTTACACGAGCTGGCACAGACCACAAGCATTGTCGTGGTGGCGCTGGCACAGCTCAATCGAAACCCATCCAAGCCCGGAGCAACGCCTACCAACTCCGACTTGCGAGAGAGCGGACAGATTGAACAGGATGCAGATGCAATTATCCTTCTGTCCGGCGATAACCCCGACAAGTACCTGTTCCGACTAAGCAAGAACAAGGAAGGCGAGATAGGCGACCTTCCCATTACGTTTAACAAGCAGATTCAACGATTCCAAGAGTACACTTGGATGGATTGAGCACATGGGCTGTCAGCAATGGCAGCCTTTTGTTTTTGCCAGCTCCACGAGAAAGCCTGTTTTAAGGCGTTTTGAATGCTAGACGATAACTTTATCGAATTCATCACAAAAACGCGCCACAGACGCTTGTAAGCGGCTTTCCGTTGATGCTGATGGTGCGTTCCAGACTAGACCACGCAACCAGACCGATGTATAAGCGGGGAGAATGGCTTTTCAGGGTCAGACGTGAAAGTTATCGGGTCAATCAGAAAAACGCGACAGACAGACTCTTACACGCATTTCCGGCGATGATAGCAGCCAGATGGGCAGATGATAGTGACTATTTGTCTAATCGCAGGGCTGATTGGGACGAAAGCAAGATGTGTGAGACGAAAAAACGCTTCGACAATCACTTTCGGAAATGGCTTTCAATTTTTTGTCCCCTTTCCCCCTTGTTTCCTCTTCCCCCCTTTTGTCCCCCTCTTTCCCCTACAACCCCTATTACCCCCTATAATCCCCCTAACATCTTCCGTGCTCCCCCTTTCCCTCCCCGTGTATTTAGCGCGTCCGCGGGCGTTATATGCGCCAGCGCGTGCGTTGACGGAGCCGGGTGTGCCATGATAGTTCAAAAGTGAATAAATAATAGTTATGCGAAATTGCAAAGCAAGCAGAGAAAACCGTAGGCGAGAGCTGGCGTGAGGTTCGGACTGGTGGATAGTCTACGACTATCTCACATGGAGAATTGACTTCATTTTGTAGTCGGTTGAATATGTATAAATGTTGTATAGCGGTATAAGCAGCTGATTACAAGTTGAAAGCGACTGACCAGACGGACGGTATTGTTGGATAGTTAAAAGTATTGAGGTATTTAACAAACGACTAATGGCAATTAAATCGTAGAAGAATGAACCGAATCGGATGATACGACTATTTTAGCAGAATAATAGCTAAAAAGATTGAGTAATTATCTGCGACTATTATAATAAGTACGATTATTAAAGATTTTGAGGTAATGCGATTGGGATTAAAATTGATAGGTGTCTTGACAGTTATTGATTTTGGGGGAGGTCGGATGACTTAGCGACTATCGCACCTCTCTTTTTCTAAAAGGCAAACGACTATTTCACACAAAAAATATACGACTATTTGACGACGGTTCGCAAGAAAACGCTGCGACTATTGCTCTGCGACTATCAGCGGACAGCTCGTTGCTATACTATATATAGGACTTTCAAAAGCTAGTCGTCTGACGACTTTACGACTATTCTACGACTATTCCAGAGGTTGTTACGACTATTCCAGCCGGAACGCTGCGACTATTGCTGATCCTTATTGGCTATCGGGCGAAAGCCCGAAAAGAGATGCGGCGGCAGCCGTCAAGGGTTCCGCGCCCCTGCCGCTGGACTGCCCCGCCGGGTGGAGGGCGTCGGGTTGACCTGGTGCCAGACCTCCAGCCGCCGGGATGACCCCTGCACAGGATGCAAGCTGGATGCGCTGACCCGCTGCCGCTGGCATGGTCTGCGCTATGCTGCACCGTCTGGCATGGATCCATAACAGGAACGCACCCTTATATATACCTTATTATAATAGGCGATTATAATAGGCGGCTGCCCTGCCCTGTACCGCGTCCGGCGTGGCGGTGGTATCTGGTATCGGTGGAGGTGCTGCGCTTGATGGTATGCCCTCTAGTGTGGTGCAGGCGGTGCATAGGCGGTTTGTGTGGCTGTTATATTGTGTGCGCTGGAATGATGCAAATCAACGAAAAAGCCCCTGTAAAGCCCTGTAAACGCTTTTGGTGTTCTGGTGGTATAATTGCATGGACGGCAGAAAAGCCGCTGTGAACGCCTGTGCGTGGATGATACGCTGCAAGGCAAAAGAAAAGCCCGGCCATTTCTGACCGGGTGAAATGCTTCTCATTTGGACGCCTTAAACAGCGCCGAAAAAAACCAAAAGAAAAACAGAAGTGCGGAT